CCCGTAAGCCTGCCCCTGCCCTAAAATGCCATCATTTGCGACACGCAGCGTCAGCCGCGCATTGCCTGTTATTCGAGTTGATTGCTGGACCGGCTGTATCATCTTGTGAAGCCAGCCGAGCCGCCTGCGGGTCCGAGAACTTGACGAAGCTGTAACCTGCCCCGTTAGTCGCAGGCGCTGTCTGGCAAGCCGCTATCGCGCATGAACACGAGGCAACGGCCGCGATCCGTAAGACTGCGGAAAGACGCATTGTTCTTCTCCAATTCGTTGATGCGATCGAGCGCTTCCTTGGCGGCCTCAATCTGGGTCTGTGAGCGACCTTCGCGCTTGCCGAGCCAGTAGGAGCCCGAGGCCAGCACAACGGCACAGAGAAGCCCACCAGCGGCGATTTTGAGCCAGTTAGGAATGAGAGCCCAGATCATGACTTCACCTTGCGCCAGATACCGTAGAGCGTGAGGCCGAGGATCAGGACGGCGACGATGACGCGCGCCCACTGCCCGCTCGTCAGTTCATCGCGCTGGCTGGACACCGCGTCGACAATATCCGGGATAGCTGGGCCTATAGTCGCAACCGCGCCCGTGGTGCCAGTGCCGCCGATGACGGCAACATCTTTGACCGGCACGGCTTTCTTAGCCTCGACGGTGTTGCTCGATACGAACTCGCCCTTTGCCCACAGTCCGGCTTCGGCAGCACGGCGATTGACAAGGCCCTGCACGCGCTTGCCGCCAGCATTGACCCACTTCATGAGTTCGGCCGGCACGGCGTCATAGTCGCCTGCGTTCAGCTTTTTCAGAAGTGTGGACTTGTGGAGCGCTCCAGTATTGAAGTCGAACGACACAAGAACCGCAAACTGGTTGTCCGTCAGCGGGACTTTCACCAAGCGGCTAACGCGATCCTCGAACTTTCGGAGGTCGTTTTTCAGGATGTCTTCGGCTTCCTTGTCGCTGATGCGCATACCCTCTCGGACACGCGGAATGCCGGCCGCCGTGGTGTGGCCATAGCCGATAGTCCAGATGCCAGCCACGTCCTGATATGCGACAAGCCGTTTGCCTTCCCACTGCATGATGTGTGAAAGCCCCGCCGCGTTGATGCGTCGTGCCATGATGTTCTCCATGATTGTTGATTGACGGCGAGCTTGTCTGTCGCCATAGGGATGCGCCGCATGTCCCCTGAAACAGGCTGCGGTATGGAGGCCATGGCGCTTACGAGGAGCGACGGGCCTCCACCTCATGGAACTATTTCAGAGGTTATGCATTCTCTGCCGCCGTGTAGTGATTTGCACACAGCACCGAGGCTCGCACTCAATACCCCCCGGTTCCCGTGCGAGCCTCATTTAGCATCCCGCCATAAAGTGCCGAGTTGCGCTACGGGTCGCCAGTTGCGGATAATCACAACAGTCGAAATGTTCTGGTGAACCCTGCGCTCGTATTAGGGTGTATCGGTTTCACTCACAGTAGAATCGAAAGGCCGAATTGGCTTTTGTCGGAGCACAATGCCTAGAAAACTGCCACCGCTGCCCCGGGGGTGAGCAAGCCAATCTCCTAACAGTCTCTTAACGTTACCAACAGGGCGAAGGAGATTCTGTTACTTATTGGACACACTACGATCGCTTCATGTCCCGCCTAGCACACAAAAACAGTGAAACATGATTGCGGTATCAGAAGACTTTCTGTCATTTACCGAGTCAGCGCAGGGCTAATGAGGCGGGGACAACCAGTTTCGGACTTTGCGTTGGTGGAAATAAATTTTGACTGGAGGTCAATCATGAACATTAAGAGCCTTCTTATCGGCTCCGCTGCGGCTCTCGCAGCAGTATCCGGCGCACAGGCTGCCGACGCTATCGTCGCCGCTGAGCCTGAGCCCCTGGAATACGTTCGCGTTTGCGACGCTTTCGGCACCGGCTTCTTCTACATCCCCGGCACCGAAACCTGCCTGAAGTTCGGCGGTTACATCCGTTTCCAGACGAACATCGGCCGTGACGAATTCAACTCTGGCCGTGGCACTTCCGACTGGGATTCGTTCACGCGCGCTCAGTTCGAAGTTGACACCCGCACCGACACCGAGCTCGGCGCTCTGCGTGGCTTCATCGGCTTCCGCGGCAACGCTGACAACGGCTCTGCCGCTCAGTCTGGCGTTCACGTTGACCAGGCCTTCATCGAACTCGGCGGCCTGAAGGTCGGTAAGTTCTACAGCTGGTGGGATGATGGCCTCTCTGGCGAGTCCGGCGTTCTCTCCACGAACGCTCTCTTCAACTCCATTCGTTACACCTACGACGCTGGTTCCTTCTGGGCAGGCGTTTCGGTTGACGAACTCGAAGGCCTCACTGTTGGTTGGGACGAGCCCGACAACAACGTTGGTGTTGCTCTCGGTCTCGGCGCGAAGCTCGGCGCAGCTTCGCTGCAGCTCATCGGCGGCTACGACACCGACCGCGAAGAAGGCTCTGTTCGCCTGATCGCAACGGCTGACGTAGGCCCCGGCACCCTCGGCCTGGCAGGCGTATGGGCTTCCGGCCCGAACGCTTACTACACCGAATCTGAGTGGGCGATTGCTGGTGAATACGCCATCAAGGCAACCGACAAGCTGACCATCACCCCCGGTGCACAGTACTTCGGCAACTACTACGCTGGTGGTCCTGACTTCACCAACGACGACGCTTGGCAGGCTGGCCTGACGGTTGACTACAAGATCACGCAGGGCCTCTCCATGAAGGTTGCAGCTAACTACCTCGACGTCGACAACGTTGACGAAGAGTGGAACGGCTTCATCCGTCTGCAGCGTTCGTTCTAATCTGATCTGACATTGTCAGTGATGGAAGCCTCGGCAGTAATGCCGGGGCTTTTTTACTTTGAAAAATCCACAAGACAGCCGCATCAAAAGATTGTAATGTTGCTTCGATGTTCTAGCGAAGATCCACAGCCGAAAGGCTTTCGCCAGTAGATCCCAGTCAATCTCCTCGGCCCGTCCCTGGGTCGAGGAGAAGGCCCTCCCAGAGTGGATATTTGGTGATTGGCATTTGATTTCCTACGCAAATGTTCAGCCCCGGTTCATCCCTGCCGCCGCATTCTCCCAGTCATGGAACCGAAGGCACCGACACACGTTTGAGTGCCTCAATGGGAGATGAGATTATGAAGCTTCTGACCGCAGCAATTGCGCTCGTATCCGTCGGTATCCTTAGTGGATGCGTTGAAGATGGCGGGTACCGTACTGGCGGCTATTATTCGTCGGGCGTTTCCTACCGTTCATACGATCGAGACCGCTATTATGGAGACCGGTACCGCCGCGACTATGACCGCCGCGATTGGCGCGATCGGAGAGAATCGAGAGACAGGCGCGAGGATCGTAGGGAGTGGCGCAGTGAACAGCCGCGCCAGCCTGAATCTGGCGGCAACAATCGCGTGATACGTCCGCACATTTTGTATCGAAATGCTGACTGAGCGCAGACATACGGGATGATGGCGGGTTACGCTAACGGCCAAGCGATGGGCGAGATCTCGCCAAGGAACTGCTCGACGGTCGGCTGCTGGCGTTGGCCCGCCTGAACCTTCGCCAATTCGCCGTAGGCGTAGAACCAGACATTATCGCGCCACGCGACGAAGGCCTGCGCCTCCGCAGCCCATTTAGGCTTTGTTGAGCCGATGTAGGATGCCAGCGTCACGCCATCGCGGAACTGACGCTCACGCGCTGTTCTGTCGACAAGGCTCTGAATGGCGTTTTCGTATTCGGTGATGGTGGGTGACTGCGGGAGTTGTTCTTCGAACTCGGCTATTTCATCGGCCGTCATATCGCGGCTAACACTTTCACCGGTTGCTGCGTCCAGAAAAGATATCTTCATCCTCTCACCCCCTCAAAGAACAGCTCGCCGTAAGTCGCCGCTGCTACGGAGCTCTGTATCCGCAACGCATTTCGCGCCACCGATGCGGCAGTCGTTGTGCCTATGGTCCTGTTGACCCGCGAGGTGGGCGACCGACTTACGAACTGGCCGATTGAAAGCGCCGGTCTCGCCTTGTTGAAATTGAAGATTTCGGTGGTTCCTGCGCATGTGATGTCACCGACGAATATGCCAGGGAACTGAGCGCTTGACACTGACGATGTGGTTGTTGACCCGTTATAGATCGCATCATCAAGCGTGAACTCATAATCAGACACGGCACTCAGGAAGGTCACGCCGTTATCAGTCGACACTTGAATAGTCAGGTACGTGCCGCTGGGAACCGAAAAGCTCGAGGTGCACCTTAGGCGGCTAAACGCTGATAGGTTCGTGATCACCGCGGTCGTCAAACCAGCCATATTGATCAGGCCGATTGGCTCCCATCCGCCCAGAGCCTGACTTGCCTGTGCTGGCGTCAGAAACTTGATACTCTTTCCCGTGGTCCCGTTGGCGACAGCGAACTGCCCGTCTACTGCGGACGCCGCGCCAGTGACATCCCCCGTACCCGTGCCGTCCGTGCCCTTGCGCGCCAATAGCCGCCAGTAAGCATTGCTTTCTACTGGCAGCACAGGCGGCGCATTGCCGGTTGTCGGTTGAATGGCAATCCACGTTGAGCCGTTGTCCAGGGCGATGTCATTCGTCGCATAGGCCGCCCCCGCGCTGTATGCGCCACGATCCACAACACCAGCCGTGCCAGAGCGAGCGAAGAGTAGCCACTGCGTGTTCTCGGTCGTCGGAAGCGTCGGCGGCGCATTGCCAGTAGTCGCAACCTTTGCAATCCACGTCGAGCCGCCGTACTGCACGATATCGCGGATCGCATAGGCCGTGCCCGCGCTGTAGTTGCCGCGCTGATTAACGCCAGCAGGGCCGACAGGACCGGTGATGTAGTAGGGAACGCTCCAGTCGCCAGACGTCGCAGAGTTCTTGATGTAGAGCGCCGAACGCCCATCTCCAATATCTGCAACAAGCACGCGGAAGCCCGCCGCAGCGCCGTTATAAGCCGCTCGGCCAGCCATATTCGGAACGGCAACGTCAAACTGGACGCCATCCTTCAATGTGAACTTGTTGATCGTCCCAAACACACCCGGCCCGATACCAATCGGAATGTCATCCGTGCCAACAGTGATTTCAGACAGGCTGTCGAGGTTGCCATTTGAAAGGGAGGCCAGCAGCCGGCGCATGGCCTCGACTGCGGCAATCGTTGGCGACGTCAGTTCGACCTTATAAGGCGCGTCCGTCTGCGCAGGACCGGGCCAATCATCGGCAAGCAACAGTTCCGTGTCGCTGATGATCTGCTCAATGACTATAGGGCGGCCAACGTGGATGCCGTACTTGTCACCGACCTTGATCGGCGTCAGGCCGGCAACTTCCGTCAGCCAGCCGGTGTCAGTGCCGGTCACAGTGCGAGAGCCGACAGCGACGGTAGCCGTACCATCGCCGTACCATGTGGTGTTAGCCATTATTCTTCTCCATCATCGCGCGCCTTGCGCAGATCGGCTTCAAGGCCGTTGATCTTGTCGAGAAGGATCTGGTTCTCCTGCTTCTGCATAAGAAGCTGCTGGGACAGAAGAAGCGTGCGGTTCACTAGGAACGTTTCGCGCACTTCCGCCTCTTGCAGGATGACGGAAGCGTCGACCTGCATCTTATTGCCCGTAGACATGGGATTTCCTCAGCGCTTGAAGGTGGAGGCGATCAAAGTTGTCCTGTCTACCGATCCAATGAATGGACCGCCAGAAACTGTAACTCTGAACGTCGTGGAAGATTGACCGAACGCAGGGGTGTAGAGAACGATGTCGCTCCCAACGTAACGGAATCCGCTGGCATCATCGGTCGAGTTGAAGATGCAGAAGTTGCTCACTTCGCCGCCGTTCGTGATGTTCTGGGTGACAATTTGTGACTTGCCATTGACTGTTCCGCCAGAAATCAGCTTGCTTGCGATATCGAGGCGCACAGTTGGTGAGCCGAACCCGTGACTAACGGTGACATCGAATGTCCCTGTGTCATTTCTTGAATTGGCGTCTACTCTTGTAATCGCGCCAGGCTCGATGTTCGATGTGCCGACGGTCAGTGTCCCGATGTATGCATTCGAGATATCGACGTTGCCCAGAACTCCCGACAAAGCCGAAAGCATATTTACCCTGACCTCATCGAGATAGAGAACACCCGACTGGAAGACGAACGGGCGCTTTATCGTGGCATCGTCGTCGCTTACCATGACGACCTGCCCGGCTTTCATGATGATGCGCGTCGGATTGGCCGGGTTCGAGGGCACATCCATCAGGAATGATGCCGAACGATAGTTCTCATCGTTGACAGCAGCCGTGATGCCATATCGGGCAGAGTAACCGACAGGAGCTGCAACAGCAGCCCATGCGATGTTGATAGACGCCGTGTTGCCGCCCAGCGCCGCCGTCAGGCTTTCAACTTTGCCAGCAACGGCCATGGTCTCATTGACGGCAAGCTGGATATCTTCTCGATATTCAGCACGCGCGGCGCCAAGCTCCACAGAAAGCTCTCTGGCGAGATTTCGCGTGTCCTTATAGGCAACCGTCGCCAGTTCCATCATGCCCGCTATCAGGCCGTCTATGGCATCCTGTGCGGTTCTGGTGCTGTTCCGCAGCCAGCCAAGAGCTTCTTCCACGCCGGACAGATCAACCTCGGCAAAAACCGTCTGGTTGCCGGTAATGTTCGCGGAGGTAACCCACGGCGTGTATGTCTTGAACCGGTCAGGAACCGTGCGGATCGTAGCCCGAGCGTTGTAGAAGACGCCAGAGATCACATCCTTGGAGGTCTGATATGTGCCGGCCTCCGGGTCTTTGCAGACATCGGTGTAAACCGTCGTCTGGCCGCTGATCCGATACTCAAAGATAACTTCAATGATCGATGGGTCTTGCGGCGGATCCCAGGTGAACCGCAACACAGGGGTCTGGAACCCTTCGGCTCCCTCAATCATGCCGGTAGCAACCGTGAAGTTTTGCACGGTCGTCAGGATAGAAGGGTTGATCGGCGGCGTCGGCGGGATAACTACCGGGCCGGGGTCAATATCACCATCATCATAGATATCGGCGCTGGTCTCGGACAGCCGCAACGTAATGTTGAAGCTCTCGTCGCACAGCCACTCGGAAATCATCCATGTGCGGCCATTCCAGACGATCCACTCACCTTCCTGCACCTTCAGGCCGACCCGCAGGCTGACAGGCAAGGTTGCCGTGCCACCCATACGGTTCTGGCGATAGCGGATGGTCAGGAGGTACTGCGCAATATCCGGGTCAGTGACCTGAAGGAAATCGTTGCTGGTCTGCCGATTGCGACCGTCGGCGGCCACGTCGGCATTTGAATAGACAGGCTTAAGGCTCTGCGGGTTCCACAGGTCCTCAATGGACAGGAACTGGCCGGAGATATGGTTATACCGCTCGAAAGCCGACTTCTTGAACTGGTACTCGCTGTCTCGACCGATATCGAGATCGTCCTTTGTAATCTCCAGCACCGGAATTTGAGGAGCGCCGGCAATCACGCCAGAAAGTCCGCGACGATTCAGGCCATAGCCCGCCATCGCGTCTTCGAACTCCTTCAGGATTTCCGTGTGGTCGTCAGCTCCGGTTACCCAAATACCGCATTCATAGGTCGGCTTCCCGGCCTTGATGGTGTCGCAGACGTTCATGGCGACGAAGTACGTTGCCAGATCCAGTTGACCGAGCGACTTGCCCTCACCGATCAGTGTGCGGCCAGAGTTCAGCGCCCGAAGACCAAGCTGATAGTTCAAGCGGTGCACAGCCGGGTTGCGCGTGAATACCCACGTCGCCGGATCGTTGATGCGCTGCGGGCCAGAGCCGCCGGCAACCGTGGAGTCCTTGCGCGGGTCATACTCGCGCAGACCACGCATGACGAATTCGAAATCGGGCTTGCCCTTCTCGAATAGCGCGCTGTCATAGAGGCGTTCGACAACTACATAGCAAAGGCCGGCGTTGACGCTTGTGCTTTTCCAGACATTACCGACGACCACCGTGTCAGCGACCAGTTTAGCATCCACAGGCTGACCGGGACGGCCATCGTAGAACCGGATCGAAATCTTGTCGCTGAAGCCATCAACGTGATAGTGCGCAGCCTCCCCGCCGACGTTCCCGACCTGAATCAGCGCACGGCGTTCGCCATAGACGAAGCAATAGTTTTCGAGGCCATCGCACCAACCGTTCGCGAGAGCAAAGACTTCGCCGTTGAACTTATTGCCCTGCCCCCATTTGGCATAATAGAGGCGCTGGCCTTTAGTCTTGCCGTGGCCGTAGAGCGCCTGAACGTCAATGTCGCCGCCGTACTGCGTCTCACCCTGCACAGCCGTATAGGTGCGCTTCTTGGGCCGCTTGAGGTAGCTGAATGCAAGGCTGGTGCCGAAAGCCAGCGCGCCGCCGATTAGCGTTGCCGCAAGCGTAGAGCCAGCAAAAAGCGCTCCGGCAATCGCCGTCCCGATAGCGGTAAAAATCATTGACGATTATCCGATGTGAAAGGCGGCGATGACTTCCCCGAGGCCGTAATCCTGTCGGCCGTCCGGTGTTTTCGTGACGAAGCGTGTTCCGAGGCAGATGCCGACATGCTCGGCGCCATCAGCGAGGCGAAGAATGACGAGATCGCCCAGCCGCGCCTCACCGGCCCCCTTAGGAGCTTGTTCAAGCTCGGTTTCAAAGAATGTTACCAGAGACTTGTGCTTGCGCTTCCTGAGCGCTCTCTGGGCGCCTGCGAGGGTCTTGTAGCTGCCGAGATACTTCTTGGCCGTCTCAGCGCCCGTGAGCGCGTCAATCATCGCGCAGCCCAAGAAGAAGCAATCGGCAGAGCCATAGGCATACGGCTTCGCCAGCTCCGCGTTCAGCGTAGCTTCGACAATTCGGAAACGGTTCATGTGGTCAGCCTTGCCTCTGGCCCCATTCCTCGGGAATGGTGGCATTCGTGGCCACATATTCGAGGCCGGTGTCTGTGGGGCTATTGTCGAATTGCTGTTCTGCGATGGAGCGCTTGACGCCCGTGGAGCCGCGCGCCGAACGCCCCGGCGGCTGCAGATCGATTTCCATCGTCAGCGTTCGCTCAGACCCCGATACGGCACCCTTGTTGTAACGCACCTGGTCGATCTCATAGATGGACGATGCGAGGATGCCCAAGACCTCGTTGCTGTTAGGCACGCCGCAGAGATGGGCAATAATGACCGGGGAGTTCTGGTAGTCGAACTCCTCGATCTTGGCGATTGCATCCTCTGGATCGGTCACCGGGATATTTGAGAACGTGATGGTGCGCGTCGTGACCGCCGTTCCCACCGCCGACGTCATGCTTCCGATGTCCAGAAACCGGTTCGGCAGATAGACGAGGCCATTATAGGTGTAGGACCGGCCGCCGCGATGGTAACCTACCGTTTTGCCGGGGAGATCGAAGCGAATGAGGTCGAGGCGGGCGATCCGCCCCTTTTCAATCTGTGCTGCGACGACTGGATCAAGGCTCATGGCACCGCCTCATTATAGCATCAGCGATGGCAATTGCCGTCGACACCGACATGTAGTGCGGGGACATCTGGTGCAGGGCTCTTATGGCGCATGCTCTACGCTCCGCCAAAACAGGGTCCTGCGTATCCTCAGGGATAACCGAATTAATCTGCCCGATTTCTTCCTCGACCCTTGGCCGAATATGCTCGAACGGATCGTAATTTGCCGTGATGTATCTGACATCGACATAGCAGGCAGACTGCGACACGACCAACTTTTCTGGGGTATTGCTCATGATACGAAGACCTCTGTCGCGCGGAATGAGGGCTCGCGGTTATCCCACGACTTGGCGCCGGAATAGCTGTCTGGATCAATCTGCATCGTGCAGGACGGCTTTTCGAAATGAACCGTCGCGCTTGATGTGAAATGATCTCTGTCGACTGGATGGCGGACATTGAGTGTGACAAAGCCGTTCACGTCGGATGTCGCCGGAGCAATCACCCGGTGCAGAGACCGCTTGAGGACCGACATTCGCAGTTCGACATAATCGCCGGGGGAGAAGATGAACGCCGCCGGCAGACCGCCAACGTTCAACTGCGTGGTTCCGGTGATCGCCTGAAGGAAAGCGTCACCGTTGAAGGCACCCCCGCCCGCCTTGGTGCCGGAGAGCGGAGAGCCTGTGTCCATTGCGATTGGCCGTGGACGGAAGACATCGTAACCAAGGAACGTTTCCCCGTCGTCTCCCGCCTGCATCATGAAGGCATCCATCAGGCCGAACTTGGCCTTGTCCAGCCAAGTGGCCTGATAGGTTGCCCGCCAGTACGGAGTGCCAAACGACTGAGATTCCGTCCTTCGGCCTTCCATTCGGTTGATGCTGCGTGGCTGCACCGGGTCGAAGTTGCATTCCCTCCACCCGACAGCAGGGAGCGAAATAGGATCAGCCATTCTGCGCCTGCCCGTTCTGATAGAGGTTCTGCTGTGCCTTGTTGTTCTGCTTTACGACGGCTGTTGACACGTGGACCGCCTCACTACGGGCCACGTCTTTGACGTAGGCTTGGAGGTTCCCGTTTTCATCGACCGAAACCCCAACCGTGACATGCATAGACTGCGGCATATTGCTGTTTGCAGCCGCCGCGCCGCCAGAGAAAGCGGTTCCAAGCCGATGATTAGGCACTACCTGTTCGCCGCCGCCGAACTTAACGATTTCCGGGCCTTCTTCGCCAACAAGCGCATATCCTGCCCGAGCCGAAGCTGTGCCGCTTGCATACATCGCTCCTGTTGGTGCAGCTGGGAAGTAATTCAGCCCCTTGCCACCTCCACCGAATAGACCGCCGAACAGACTAGAAAGCCAGCCACCACCCCCAGACGAGGAACCGGCATTCGACACCTTGAAAACCGCGTCGAGAACCTCATTCAGCAGTTTATCAGTGATCCGATCCAGAACGTTCAGAGCCGCATTGCTGAACGATTCCCAGAAGGATTCGCCGTTCTTCAACCCGTCGCGCAGATCGTTGATGAAGCCCGCCGTCGTGTTCTTCACGAAGTTGACCGCTTCCGTGGCCTTTTTAGTCGCCTCTGTGAGCTTGTTCTGCTCGACAACAGCCTGCGCGTAGCTTTCCGCCTGTGCACTGATCTGGGCCGTCAGTTCAGGCGTTATCGCCTTCTTGTCCTTCTCGGCCGCCAGCAGCAGATCCGTTTCGACCTTCGCCTTTGCGACGGCATAGCCGTAATCGCTCACCAGCGGGTTCAACGTAGCCTGTGCGGCTGTCTGAGCCTGCAAGGCGCGGGTCTGTTCGGCGATCGAGGCTGTGGCCGTCTGATATGCCTTCTGCTTTGCGCCGCCGGATCCTTTGACCTTCGGGAGCCCCGACAACTCCACAGTCGGGCGGCCTCCGGGTACAGGTCCATTGTCAGGGAGCGGGAAAGCCGTTCCTTGGATCGTTGCATCAGCGCCGAACTGGTCTGTGCGACCTGCGCTGCGCCATGTCCTTGGGTCATTCATGCGATCGAGCCCAGGAAGGCTGGAGGCTTCGTTGCGGAAGTTCGCGGCGGCATTGATTGCCGAGTTGATTTGCGGCACCAGCGTAGCGAACGCAGCCGCATATCGAAGGACCGCAGGCGTGCCGTACTGGTCGACAGCGACGTTGACTGCGTCTTGCGCGCGCTTCAGGTCTTCCGACGTGGCGTTGCCCTCCATGATCTTGGACTGCAGGTCCGTAAAGGAAGACGTGAGGTTTTTGACAACGCCGTTGGTCTCGTCGCCATAACCGCGGAGATTGCGGATTGCGGCCGTATATTCTTCGTTGATGCGGGCCAGCACGTGCTCGACGGCGGTGTATTGCGCAGCGGAAGCGACGTTTGCCGCATCCATCAGGCCTTTCGCCTTGGCGGCGCGCTCCATCTCATCGGCATAGGCCCGCATCTGGGGCGCGGCATCGCCCCAATCGCTCGCGACCTGCTGGATGAGTGCGCTCTGCTCCTTGAGCGTCATGTTTGCCTCGGACCCGCGCGAGAACCATTCCGAGAAATACGAGATAGCAGCCGTGCCGAGCAGAACGAAGCCCGTAGTGATAAGGCCAAGAGGGCTGATGAACCCAGCGAGAGTGGACCTCAGTGCGCCCATGACGCCGGTAAGCTGCCCGCCGTACATCGTCACCTGTGGCAACTGCTGAGCAAGGAGCATAAAAGGAGACTGCCCCATCGCCATCATCGTCGCGATGTCCTGGAACTGGAAAGCCAAGTTTTGCACCTGCTGCCGCGCAACACCCGCAGACTGTCCAAGTGATCTGACGCCCGTAGTGCCGAGGGAACCAGCGCGCTGGGCGGCCAGAGAAGCAGCCGCAAGCGCCTTGGCCGCAGCGTTCGACGTCTTCTCAACCGAGCCCATAGCCGCGGCCATAGCCGTGATCTCAGATGTGGAAAACTTGCCAGATGCATCAGACAGGCCAGCAGCGGCACGTTCAGCAACGCGAGAGGCATTCGTGAACTGTTTCAGGTCGTTGGTTGCGCTCTTCACGCCGCCGGATTGGACCTCAATGCCAAGCTGCGCGATATCCATAGGGCTTTACCTTCCGGCGTTTCAATGCGTATGGTTCCGGCAACCTCAGAGGGAGCCAGAATGGACGGTTGGTTGAAATTTCTGATTGCTACTGCCTGCGTCGTGATTATCGCGGGCGGCGGGTATTTCGCTTGGAGTGAGTACCAGCAGAAAAAGGCCGCCGAGGCAGCTTCTCAAGAAAGAACGATGATCAATGGTTGTCGCGCCACTCTGACGCGCGAAGGATCGCCATCAAAGGCGCTACGGGATCACTGTGCGGCGAATGGATACATCACTCGCGAACAGGCCGCGAAGGCCGACAGAGGCGAGTTCACAAACTAACCGGCCGCCCTCGCCTTCCGCTGCACTTCCATCTCTTCGGCCAGCGCATTCCGATATCCGTCATCCATGCGGATCAGGATGCCTACTTCCTCACGCAGAAGCAGCTCACCGGTGATGCGAGACCATGCGTCGATCTCGGGATAGCTGATCGCCTGCGGCCCATTAGCGCCGTGCTGACGTCTGGCATGCAATTGCCAGAACCAAGCCCAGATATGCTCTATATCCTCGCGGATTTCTGGTTCTTCCGGGTTCTCGTCTGCCTTATCGAAGCGCTCATTGAACTCCCGACGGGTGAGGATGACTTTCGTTTTCGGCCCGTCGTTGAGCTCGTATCCGGGCGTCTCCCATTTTGCGATGTGGGAGACAGCGGCGACTAGCTCGTCGCCGACTGCTCGAAAAAAGCGGCTTCATTCCCCAGAGCGAGATCGATCTGCTTCGCCAGCGCCGGCACTTGGAGAAGCTTGCGCTTGTTGGCGGCGTTGCAGGCGGGTTTCTTGTCACCGGCCAGATTGGCGTCACCGGTGAACTCCCAGCCGACGATAGCAGCCGACAGGATCGCGACAGTGTTGTCGTCAATCCTCTCGGCAGTGACATTGTTGCGGCCGCCCCTGAGGGCCTTGTTTTTCAGGGTGCGCTCAACAGTCTTCACCTCGTCGCTCTCGAGGCTCTGCAGTTCGACCTTCACGCCCAGCGGCGCGTCAGTGCCGGGGTGCTTAAGGTCGACGGTGATGGTGTTCGGTACGAGTTTCAGAAGGTCCATTGGTCACCTTACGGAGTTTCGACAGGGGCGATGAAGAGCGGGCGCTGATCCGTGAAGGCCACAGTATAGCTCTCGCGCACGAAATCATCCGTGCCACCGCCGAGAAGCTGCGGACCCGTTACCGGACCGGCCGCATACATGATGGTGTTCGACCAGTCCTCGGACGGCGCATCGGCGTATTCGACCTTGACCGCATAATAGAACTTGGTCAGCGCAGCGGCGCGGATGGCGATCTGGCCGGGATCATCGAAGATGCGCGCGACCTCGATCGACAGTTCGCCGGCGTCTTCCACGCCCTTGGCCTTGGAACGAACGTCCGTGTCGAGCGTGTCGTAGTTGACGATGTTCGGCGCCGAGCCGTAGTCGCCCAGGTTTCCAACCGACTTGATTTCGGTGAACGTGAGCGCGCCGAAAGCAGCGGCATTGAGCGGGAGCGTAACCGGGGCGGTGCTGATCGACACTTTCGTGCCTGCCAGCGTGGTTTTGATGCCTGCCATGGGGATATCCTTTCCTATGCGAAGGCGTGATAACGAATGCTGACCGGCACTTGCACGCGGTCGGTTTCTTGGAGTGGTGACGCAGCGTAGGGCTTGCGATCGATGATGATCTTGAGCCCGTCGGCGTAAATCGTGGTGCCCTTTGCGAAGTGGGCGATGATCTTGTCAGCGGCTTCAAGCGGCTTGATGTGGCCGACGCCCTTCTTCCAGAACACCGAGACCTGAAAGACGCCGCGGTGCTGTTCCTGCCCTGCCCCAACCTCGCTGTTGGTCGTCTGGTTTGGCATAAAGAACGCCGCGAGATAATTGTCAGGCTTGGTCTGCCCTGCAGCCGGGAAATCGACACCAGGCATCGCGATCTGAAGCGCGGGCGAGAACGAGAGCGTTTTAAGATGCTCGATCAGCGCAGCAAGGATTGTTGCGTCCGTTCCCGTCGCCATGTATTCAACCTCTATGTCTGAAAAGTCACCGCTCAGCGATAACGACGTCTACGACCGCCTGCACGATGCGATACAGGCGCTTGGAGACAACACATGTCTGACGCCGTTGGGCACGGCCACCATGGCCGCCGCTCTGTCTGCGCTGGTAAATCTGCAAGGATGCCTGCTCATAGCCGCCGAGCGCGGAGACCCGAACAACGGGGCAATCATCGACCCGAGCGCGCTATAGCTTCCTTGGTCGCTTCCTGAACTGCTTCGTTCCATCGAGCCACCGCAGCGCGCGTCCAGCCCCTTGGCGCCTGATTGTATGACCGTCCGAGAGAGTCCGTACCATTGAAGCCGTACTCCAGCCTGCGGGCATAAACCATCGTGTAGGCTGAGACGATGCGATCACCAGCAACAGCGCCGGCAATGGCGACCTTCATGTATGCGTCGGTATAAGGCCCCATGCCGTCTTCATCGGTCTTGTCTGCCTTCGGCGGATCCTGATTGACCAGAACCACCAGAGAGGCGCGCAAGAAGCCATCCCTGACCGGGACACTCTCCTGCATGTAGCTGATGACCTTTTGCGTGGAGAGACGGAAGACGGCATTCAGCCGCTTTTCTGTCTGCTGCACCCATGCATCAACCTGCGCACCGAAGCGGGCTTGGCCGAATGATGCCCTGCCTGATCGAGTGGTGACCGTTACGCCGCGTGCCATCAGTCCAGATCCGCCAGGAAGTCGATTGCAAATTCCATCCAGCACCGGCAGCAGGCGCATTCCTCTACTCCGCCTTCCGGGTCACCGGGATGAGCCATGAAGCGGCCCCGCGCCGTCTGGAACTTGTCATAGAAGGCAACGCGCGTCTTGTTCAACAGTCGGTGCGTGAAGCGTGTCCGCTCATCCATGAAGGCATGCCAGATCTTCACCACCACAGACGCCGATACCCGTCCTTCTGCAATCGCTTGGCTCATCGAGGACATCTGCCCCTTGTTGAAGGCGGTCATTGTCTCGGTGCGGGCGATTGTCTCACCGCGCAGCAGAAGCAACCGGTCGGCATAGCGTCCAGTCATCCGGTCGACCGTTGCCTGATCCAGCTTCTTGCCGGTCTTGATGGCGTCTAGAATGGTCCGGTCGAAGCGCTTGTCACGGCGCTCCATGGTCAGAACCTTCTTAAGTTCGTCCTTATCGCCCGAGAGAAGCCGCTGGCGCATGTTCTCGACATATCCGGCCTGAGGCCCAGACAGGCCAATAATCCCGCCCTCACGGCGTCCTGTGACCTTGCTGAGCCTGCCAACGATATTCAGCGCCGTCTGCCGGGGCGCCCTGCCCTGCGAAATCCCATCTGCGAGAGCGTCACGAATAGCCTGGCGCTGGTCTTCGGTGATCCGCGTGACGAGCGTCGAGCTATACTGCCGCAGCTCTTGCTCTGCCGTGGGGTGGCGGATGTCGAAGCGAAACGTCGTGGTAGCTGCCTCAGGAGCTTTCGGCACCTTCTTGGCGGCTTGGTTGCCGCCGCTCTCAAAAACCTCTTCCGTGGCCTTCTGTGGCGGTCTGTAGGCGGCGGGGTCGATGTTCAAGGCCCTCATGGCCCCGTCGATGTCCTGCTGCTCCAATCGCTCGACAATACGATTCAGTTCAATGTTCGATTTCAGGCTGTCGATGCTGTCGAAGAAGGCCTTCTGAACCGTCGGCTCAAGATCATCCAGCAGCTTTCGGATTTGCTGCTTGGCCGTTGGTTTGCGTGCCATCAATCACCCGATTATCCAGCCACCAGCGGCCCAACCCAGCCTTGCGGCGCATGCAATGAGGAAGCCGATGATCACGCCGCGCACGAGAATGCGGGCTGCGATCGATGGCGACACGTTGTCGTTCAATGGTTATTCCTTGAGGGCCGCGTCGATCATGTCGCGGAAGGTGTTGCTCGGCATGCCAGTCGTCTCCAGACCGGCTTCATGCATGGCTCGGGTGGGTTCCCGCATCGCGTTGATAGCCGCGCGAGCCTCAGGCAGGAACTCATGCCAAGCGAACTCCTGGGGCTCGGTTTCCTTGCTGTAGTTTGAGGATGAGAATGGCCTGTCCGGGTCAAGCCCGGAGGCGACACAGATTGCCCTAGCCACTCGTTCAATCATCGTTTCAGCCATTTCACCCTGCCTCTATCGCCTGCCCTGAACCTCGTAATAAACCACAATACCAGCCGGTGACAGCAGCTTGGTTCAATGGTTATTGCTCTGTCGCTGAAACGGTGATCTTGACTGAACTGGTGGTCGAAAGGCTTCCCACCATCTTGAACTCCGACACCTCAAGCTCAACACTGAGATTGTCGGAAGCTATCACCTTAAGGTGAGGCATTAGAGTAGTCGCAACATCGACAGCCAGAACCTTCAAGCTATTTGTGTCTTCGTATTCACGTTCTTGATGCATGCTTATCGCCTTCCTTGAACTTCCCAGAAAACCACGATACCGGCCGGTGAAAGCGGTTTCAGGCGCTCAATGGCATATGCTTTGCCGTCGGCAATTACCCTGTCGCTCTTTTCGAGCGCGATCTGCAGGCCCTGAGTGCTCACGTAAATCTTCTTGTCGGTGGACAGAACCAGAGTTCCATCGATGTCCCGGTCGTCATATTCCAGCGTTACCAGCGTGCACGGATAGTCCGTCTCGGTGATCTCTGGGTCGTAATCGGGGCCGGATGTCACCGCGCGGCGGATGGCGCCGGTCGTGCCGAACTTGGCGATCAATCTCTCGGCAGTCTGGCGGGCGCGGGCATAGTCGAAGGTTGCCATTCAGACCACCAAGATTGCCGGGAGCACGGGACACATGAACAGCCAAAGCATGCCCTCAATAGCGGTGACCACCGGCGTGGCCATGGCAACGATGTCCGCGATATCGGTTGACGACGATGTGGCATACTCCACTTCGAGACTGCCGACCTTCTCACGCTTCACCGTAGATGACCCTGTCACTACCGGAGACAAACTGCCGGGATTGGTCAATTCGAGATATGCAGCCTCGTAGGAAGCGTTCTCTATAGCCACAGGAACGACGTCAGAGGGGATGGGCTCGCCGTAGTAGGTAGACGCCCCTGTACGCGGCCAAGCGCGCTCCTGAGCATATCCGCCAGTGCGTGAACCACTGAACCGAGGTTCGTAGCGATCAATAAACAGGGAACCCCGCTGACGGGCGGCTGTTTTCTGCGGCTCAGTCGTTCCTTCCGGAAAGACATAACCTGCTGCTTCAGTGTAAGCCGTGAACGCCTCGTTGGTGCCGTATCCAGCCATCAGACCAGAACCTCAAGGTTCGTCGCGGTGGTGCCGGTGGCGTGGACGCGGGTTACAGCCACAAGGATGGTTTCTCCGGCGTCGATGTAGGTGTTGCGCACCACGCCAGCATTGTTGCTGAACCGGAGCGTTCCGGCGGCACCATCAGGGCGGCAACGGATCGCACGGCCTGGTTCGGCAAGATCGGTGCTGTCGTTCGGCGTGACCGGAACAAGATCGGAGGCGACGTTCAAGCCTCGATTGAAGGGATTCGTTGCCATGTCGATCTCCGTTAGGGCTTATTCCGCCAGATTGGCGTCAATCTTTTCCTGAAGCTCTCCGGCAGACCAGCCATGGTAGGCGCGCTTGCCGTATAGATCCTGATACTCAGACCGAAGCGTCGATAGCTTGTCGTCTTCAGTTTCCTTGGCGCGCTCCGTCTCCTTCGCCTTGCCGCCTTCGGTCACTTCGACATAGGGCGATTGGCGCATGACTTCAGCATCGAACGCGCCGAGTTCAGCAATGACCTCACCATAGGAAGGCAGGATAACCGGGCCGTGCAGCGTGGGCACGTCCAGCGGGAAGCCGGACAGGTTCTTGAGTGTGTAGGGCATAGCTGACCTCAGAGTGTTGGATATGCCCGCCCAGCATAACCGGGCGGGCGTGGCTCATGCGCTATCACGGCGCCGGGAGAATGCCATCGAGATAGTAGAACGTCGCCGTGGTCATCAACTCGATGCCGCCGGTACGGAAGATGCCGGGGATCTGGAAGTTGAGCGGGCCGTCCGGATAGACCGGCAGGAACTGGTGAGGCATCGGAAGGTTGAGCTTCACATAGTTCTCGTCGTTCTTGTAGGCCACCATACGACCGCCGCCGACTACCGTCTGCGTGGACGCGGTGCGGAGGAACGGAACGGCGCGGATCGTGAGCGGACGGCCGGTTGCCAGCGTGTAAACGTTGGTGCGCAGCAGCCATGTCAGGATCGTGTCGTTGCCGAGCGCATTGAACGGCGTAGACGCGATGAGGTTGTAAGCCTCGACCGGCAGCAGGATCGTGTCGGCATATTCCAGAGCATTCGTCGCCGTATTGGTGCCGGTGAGTGCCTGGTTGATGTCGCGCAGGATCTGAGCTGCTGTCTTGGTCACCGTGCCGTCGTTGGCAATCCAATGGCGGGCAGAGCCGGTGCCATCGGCAGTAGCTGCAACGGGAGTGACGCCTGACTGGTTGATGAGGCCGTTCTTGCCCTTTTCAGCGGAGCCCTGAATGGTCAGGTCCCACATGAACTTCGTGTAGGCCAAGCGAGCAGCACGGGCGCGGCGGTTGGTGAGGGTGCCGCCGACCACATTGAGGGCGGTATTCACCTCCTCGATGTTGTACTGGTAGCCGATCGCCGCCAGATGGAACGTGCTGAGCTGCATGTCCTGATTGACATCAGCCAGCGGGATATCCTTGGCGTAGCCGGACTGCCAGTTTGCCTTGCCGGAAAGATCCGACAGATAGGTGAGAATACCCGGAGACCACGCGGGGCCGGAGGTATCCACGAAAACAAGCCGGCCGAAGTCCCAATCGGGATAACGCGCTTCGTAAACCGTGCTGTTGATTTTGTACGCCTGCCCCTGCACGAACGACAGGGCCTGAGCGTCGATAACGATACGTTGGTTCATAGCGATCAACCCGAGACAGAGAGAGAGGGAACCGGACGACGGTAGCGAACGAGGCCGATTGCTCCGCTGGAGCCTGCGACTTCGAACTCTGCGCCGGGGATGGATACGACCGTTGCGGACTGTGCCGCGCCGGTCCAGGTCTTGTTGGCGGTGTTCCACCGCGCCGGCGAACGAGCCGTGACGTTGGCACCGAGAAGAACGCCGATCACACCACTTTCGCAGATGCCGACGTTGTCGTACTGCGCATAGCTGTCACCGGTGTGCGGCAGAACCTGCGAGGCCTCAGTGATGCCGAGAACCGTGCGGCCCGTGGTGGCATCAAGCTCGATGCAGGTGTGCTCACCAGTTCCGGGCATGACCGGGACACCAAACCCAAGGGTGCCAGAGCCTTCCTTGGTGCGGGTGATGGTGTTCCACTCTTCCATGTTGGCACGACGGCCAAGTGCATAGGCGTCAATGGACTGCTTGAAAGTGATAGGCATGGATCAGGCCTCCTTCTGGTGGCGCCAGGCGTTGAGATCGGACACGCCGTCGGACCACGCCTTGTTTTCGCGACCGGCATCATTGAGGTTCGACTTCAGGCCGTCAGAGACGACACGAGCGAATGGATCGGCGCCAGCTTCCTTCTTGGCGTCTTCAGCCAAGATGTCGAAACGGGCATCGATATAGGCGTCGGCCTTGCCGGCAATCGCAGCATCGCCCAGCTTGGCGGCGACAACAGCTTTACGAATGGCAGCGTCAGAAAGGCCGGTGGTCTTGACGTCTTTGGCAATGACCGAGGCCACAGCAATGAGGTCAGCACGGTCCTGCACGCGCTTGTCGAGATCGGCGTCGGAGAGAACCTTCGCCTTCATGGCGTCGAGTTCGGCGTCCTTCTTCGCCAGTTCAGCATCCTTTGCCGCAAGAGCTGCGGTGTGGGCTGCCTCGGCCTTCTCAGCCTTCGCATTGGCATCAGCGAGCCGCGTCTGCAGCGTGCCGATAACCACGGCACCCTGATCGGTTACTTCAACCGGGATGCCATCGACGGTAACCGTCTTCAGGGTCATGATCGTTTCCTTCTTTGGATTGTGATCAGGGATGAAAGGGGCAGCGCCCCATGACGCACCGTCACCGATGCGAGCTTGAGAACCAGCCCTGGCCCGTGTCACCACGGCGAGATGGTTGATCTTGATGTTGGTCTGGGTGGCGTCGAACTGCTGCCCGTCTGGCGTTACGCCGTCGCCCCAGACCAGTTCGCAGGTGTAGCCGGCGGAAAGCTCCCGCTTGCCTTCCTCAACCTCTGCGATGGCCTTGGCGTCCTTCAGGATCAGCGGCAGGTGAACCCACTCGCCGTCCTTCTTGGCAGCCGTGCTGACTTCACCAATGGCGAGGTCTTTCCAGTTTTCAGCCGTCACCGCCTCGTCAGGGTGGTTCATCGTCACCGGTGCGTGGGTGAAGCTCTGCAGGCTGGTGTCGGCAAAGACCTGTTCGGCTGGGCGATAGACCCGCACAATCGGCATCTCTGGCTTGCCAACCTCATCGCCCGAATACAGCTGGATGCCGGTGCGAACCGACTTGGCTTCGGCAATGAGATATCCGTCGGCAGTCCGACGCGTGCCGGACACCGTTACAGCGTCGGTGAATTGCATGTTGATTGTCCTTTAGTCGGACTCGACTCTGGGTTGATTTAGAGTTTTCTTGTTGTGCCAACAGGGAGAATGAAATGGCAAACTACATAATTTCGTATGACCTAAACGGTCAAAGGCCTACGCACGCTGAGATGGACAAGCACATCGAGAAACTCGGAACTTGCGCCTATCGCATACTCGAAACGGTTTGGTATGTGAACTCTACCAAAACGCGTCAAGATATGGCGACCTACGTGAGTGCAATACTGAGCAATAACGATTCTTATATCGTGGTTGATGCCACGGATATGTCGTTTAGAAAGCTACTTGTGTCAGACCAAAAGCTCATTGATTGCTGGGCTAAGTGACAATTCCAAAGGGGCAGTTTCAGTCTGCCCCTCATTCATCTTTTAGTTCTTCGAATATCTCGGGCCCAAGGATGATCTTGCCCTGATATGGCTCAACCTTCGAAAGATCGATGTCGCCGCCAATCTGGATGGAGATATGCGGTTGATATTCAGGCCCCGACCACGAGGCTCCAGCCTCAATGATCGCCTTATGACGCCACACAAGCTCGGAAGCCGAGATCAGCAAAGCCTTGTATTTCCCGCCATCCCCGAGCGTCTCCATCTGACGCGGACCGCCCGCGCTGATTTCCAGCTTAGGCGACCAGCTTTCGCCGACAGCAAACCAGTCGACCGGCTGAGTGGAGTAGGCAATCGTAACATGCAGGTCAGGCACGATGTCTGTGAAACCTTGAGCGGTTGCCCACTTCACGATGTCTGCCCGGTTCAGTACGTCACGTCGTACATACAGCGCCCGTGGCGCGGCATCGTTAGCCGCCTGCTGCATCCGGGTCACGTTGTTGGTGTTCGCTGCCTGCGTGGCTGCTGCTGCGGCAAGCTCTTCTTCCGTTGGCTCGTTCTCTTCCAGGTCGCCATACTCTTCGACAGCAGCGGCAAGGCCAGGTAGGTTTCCATCTTCCTCGATGCGAGAGATGAGAGACTTTGAGACAGCCTCGCGGGTGATCAGCTCTTGGCCTGTACCAGACCCAACAATGGCGCGCGCGGCTTCAGCATTCAGCTTGAACACCTCTGCCCGTTCCTTTTCGGTCTGGCTGTAGAGCGGCGCCCACTCGTAATAGATTTTTGGGTCGCGGCTGCCGGTTGCTGATCGGATCGCAATCTCGTCAAAGCGCCAGAGAGCCGGCGACAGGTCGTTGCGCTGGTCTGCGCCGATCCGGTCATAGTAGTTCTTCAGAGTCACCTCGCCATTAGACCCAAGGCCAGACGGCGCATCCTGTAGGAAGCGGACCATTGGAATATCGGCCGCACCGGACGCCACCTGCAAGTATTGGCGAAGCAGCTCTGGGAACTGCCCGAAGTTGATCGTCTTCTGTTCCCACTTCTCACCCGCGCCGTTCCCGTCACCTTCCAAGAGCAGCATGTTGAACATGCTCTTCATGGTGTTGGCGTAGGTAAAACGCTCAGTGAGCTTCTGCGTGGTTTTCTCGTTCTCCAGATACTTCGACAGACTTGGAATGTAGATAACGTCTGTCTTCGCCTCTGGGATTAAAGATGCAGTATGTTCCTGAGATGAGGCGGCGTTCTGGAGCGCGTCGTAGACGACCTGCAGAATGCTATCGCCCCAAATCTCATCAGGCGCCGCCGACTTATCGAGGATAGGCGCGCCGATGAACTTGATCACCCTCGACGGGTGGATGCGCACCATCTGCCCGTTCTTGCCGGTGAACTCCCACATGGTGGGCTCGCCATAATAGGGGGACGTGATATCGCGATTGATATCGGTGTGGCTGACCTGATCGCGTCCAAGAACATGCACGTATTTGAGCGTATCCTTGCCGACACGTTCAACGACAAGCTCATCTTCAGGGCTTCCGACATCAACACCAAGAACGAGGATCGAACCGCCGCGAAGGCGAGCAAGCTGGAGAGCTTCATTCACTTTTGCCTGGATGTTGATCTGCGGCGCGCGCTCGACCTTCTCGATCGCTTCAACAATCGCCTCATCTGCCTTCCACTCGCGCCACTCACGGGTCATGTCATCTGGGATGATGTCTACGACCTTGCGGGCCATCCAGTCAGACCGGTGCATGGCCACAAGCTGGGCAGGGTCGATCTGCTGAAAAACAAAGGCATTCCCGACGCGTTTGTCCTTGGCTGTACCAAGGCCGCTCACGAAGTTCTGTAGGCGGTCAAGAAACAGCATTAGACAACATCCAACATTCCGTAGTGATAACCGCCAAGCATAAGCTCAGTGATGGCCCATACGAGCGCATCTGCACGGTCTGGCGAACCTTCGCCGACGTAACCTTCCGGTGCGATCTGGCACATCTGGTCTTCGAGGTCTGGCAGCGATCCCACATGGGAGACCTTACCTTGTTCGTAGAGAGCAGCGACTGGCTCAGCACGGGCAACTTTGCCGCGGCTGGCTGTCACTTCCTTGTAGGCTACCTTGCTGTCAGTGGTCGAAACCACATGCTGCACCATGGCGCCACCGAAGTTCCGTTCTGCGACGATCCTGTCAGCTTCAAATTCGTAGTAGGCCTGCACCGCGCGCTTGCCCCACCCTGCCGGGGAGAGCTTGCAAGTGCGATCGGCCATTACATAAGCCCGGCCGTCGACGCCTAGACCAGCCACCACAATGCCGACGCTATCCCCGTCATCAGTCGCGCCTTTGGTGCCAGATGGGTCGATGGAAACCACGACACGCTGCAGCTCAGGAGCCGTGGTGACGCGGTGCTGGTCTATCTCAGACCGCGACCAGAGCGCGCCAGGTAGATCGTCAAGGATCTCGGCCTCAAGCTCTTGGCGGCCAAGTCGGCTGCCCTCGTACTTGTCCTTGATCGTCTTGAGGAACTTCGGCGCCAGGTTGCCCGAATTGTCGAATGTCGACCCCTTCGTAACAACCGTCGTCGGGTCTTTAATGATTTCCTTGATCAGCGGCAGAGGCTTGGGCGTCGTGGTAATTATGGTGCGTGGGTCATTGCCCAGACGCAGGCCGAACATCGCCATATCCCATGTCTCGCGCAGATACTTCCACGCGGCCAACTCATCGCACCACATAGCCTCATGCTGCGGACCACGAAGGCGTTCCGGCTCTTCGGCAGAGAACAGTGTTGCTACCGCTCCATTCGCCCATGTTACCCGTCGCTTGGATGGTTCGTAGGAAGGCCGGCCGAGCATGTCACCGTTTGCCGACTTGTCACCGGCCCAGCACACTGCAAGTAGTCCACTCTCGCCTTCCACCATAACGTCGCGGGCGTCAGATGCAGTCGGGGCTATCAGGGCAATGCGCCCCTTCCCCATCTTCACCTGTTCCCGAACCCACTCAGCCCCGGTTCGGGTCTTTCCAAACCCACGGCCGGCCAACACCAGCCACGTTTGCCAGTTGCCCTCAGGAGCGATCTGGTTATGACGAGCGAAGAACCTCCAATCGTGGATGAGGTCTTGGCATTCCTTTTCACTCAGACTTGCCAGAACCGCCTGACGTTGAAGTGGCGGAAGCGAGGCGAGAGACGATATGTTGAAGCTTGGACTTTGCATCGGTCACCGTTATGTCCCCGGAAATGTCCGCCTCGATCTTGTCAGTGAACAGTTTGTGGTATTTGCCCAGCAGCCCCCACGCCGACACACGAGCCCCGTGGCTCGATCCTTCACCGGTACGGTTAGCCTCAAGGTAAAGCCCTTCAAGCACGTCCTGAGCCGTTATTTCGGCTTTCCTGATGCGTTTGCTGGCGCCTTCGGCAATTGCCTCTGCGACCATAACATTTGATAACAGTCGCGATCCTTGTTCTTGCGCCGTCTTCTCGCTGTACCCGGCGCGTATCGCTGCCTGGGTGGCGTTCAGGTCAATGAGGTATTCAGCGACGAATGCCTCTTGCCTATCGGTCAGCTTAGCCATGTCTTGCCAACCCTTGCGCGAATGTCTCGTGCCGTGCATTTTTCAGAACCGGCATTGGCTGCTACTTCCTATCCCACTCACGCCATACAACCTCGCCATGATGACGAAGTATGTAGCCTTCGGGATATTCACAAAGAACGATCTTACCGCCCTCTGTGGTGTCGCCTTCGAAGCGAACCATATCGCCCTCAGGCTTGATCGGCAGCACCTCAACCAGAACACCGGGAGGCGCGACATACTGCGCTAGACGAAACACCCAGAGCAGCGCCTTCATCCTCAGGCCATAGAAGCGCGGGAACCTGATCTTCACGCCGACAGTGATCTTGGGGGCGTCGATTATCATTTCAGCCATTGTCTCTCTCCCGCTCTTGCTCGGAGGTGGTCATGGGGTGATCTTCTTGATGTGAATGCCAGCGACTTCGGCTCTGCGAACCATGTCAGCCGTGCCGCGACCGCCGGGGAAGGCAACGACGATGTCTGGCTTGCCTTCGTTGAGCATCTTGCGATTTCGAATTGGACCGGCAGCATTGCCGTATTTCTCCCACTCGGCCGGGAATGTCTGCAGGCTAACTCCACGCTTGGCTGCGTACCTTCGATCGAGCGCATCGGCACCAGATGCTCCACCCTCAATAATTACCTGAGGCTGCAGCATATCCAGCGCGTAGAAGACCTGTGCGATGTTACTATAGTTCCGTCCACCGCAGACAAGCACTCGCATCGCTCTCTCCATGTGGGCGGGTGAATGGGGTTAGGCGGCGACAAAGTTCCAGATTGGCTGATAATCGCGCCAGAAGGCGAACTGGCTACGACCAATGCGCAGATTAAGCCGCTTGCCGATGAAATTCAGTTCCCAATCACCAGCGAACCGAACAGATGTAAAGAAACGAACCTTCATGGCTTAATCCTCTCTGGTGTGGATATGCGAAAGCCCCACCTTGTTACGGGCGGGGCTGGTGAAATGTATCGGGTCCACCGCGTCCGATGGATTAGCCTAGCCGTATCGAACGGCCTACCCTCTTAAGGGCTGCATTCCGCGCTCAGCGCCCGATCTGGTGGAAACCGCTCGTTCTGCCCGAGACATTCAGCTCACGATCCCTTTAGAGGATCGAACACCGTTGATCAGACGGCTGCTGGCTACTTGCCAAAGTTCCCTGATTTGCTGCGAGGGCCACACGCTACCGTGGCTCCGGGTAAATCGTGATCGGATGTGCGTCGCATTGACGCCAGCTCCGCGATTTCGGCTCCTACCTTCAATGGGGCGCTTCTGCTTTCAGCGCCGCCTCGCATTCCGTTGCCCTGTTGGGCGAATAAGCCTCGCTGGCTGGTTAACCGTCCAGCAAGGGGCCGCGTGACCGGCTGTTTGCATCGTTGCCCATTGGGCGAATTTGTCCCGTGAGGACAAGGCCCGAAGGCCACCTTGCGGCTACAACACTACTCTTGGCAGTGGCGTCTCCCCACGGGATGGCACCTAGAGGATTTGGCGACCCCAGGTATATGTTATGCCGCCTCGCGCTTTCGAGCTTCACGTTCCCGCCGTCTGGCGTTCTGCGCATCTGCCCAACTGAAATCCCGAAGATCGGCGTCGAAGTCCAGAGAAGGCTTTGCGTCATCTGCGCGCCAAACTCCGATGTTGGACTTTTTATCCTCTATTTCGGGGTGATTTTGCAAGTCCCTTTCATCGCCAAAATCGTTATGCTGCAATGGCTTGCGGGAGAAAGCTAAGAAAATGCATTTAACCGCCGAATTTTTCCGGTAATCGCCAAGCTGTCGGCTGATACCTTCGACGTTCCGACACCACTTCGCGAATGCCTTACCGCCTGCTTCGGATATGGCCCATGCCCACAGTGCGCGCCGGTTCTTCTCGCTCGGCACCAGCTTGATGACCTCCATTGCGGCTTCCCAGAGACCCATATCGTTGGTCGTGTTGCGCAGCTTCTTCGGGTCGAGCCATGACCAATTGTTGGCGTGCTTGTCTTCGGCTGACCAGCCGTTGATATCGCCGGTGTCGTGGATATAGCCGTAGTTGATGGCCTTGGCTTGTGCCGGTCGCGCGGTATCGGGTAGCTTGCGATCGACCTCGGCGGCTCGAATGAAAAGCTCGATAATCTGTCCTTCGTTCATTGCAGTTCCCCCGTTTCGGCCGCATCGCGAATGGCTTTGGACGCTTCATCCATCAAGCCGTTTCGCTTTAGTACCAGCGTAAGCTCTCCAATCTGGCGGAGGTTATTCTGGCGGGCATTCTGGAGGGCATTCTTTTCGCGCCGTAGCTGCCTGATCTCTTCCCGTTCGATTACGGCATAAATCTTCTCAATGATGGAGGCGTCTTCGATCCCACCGTCAAAGACCTCATCAACGATTTTGCCGAGTAGCTCTTTCCTCATGCCCTCACCCTTCCATCGAAAAGTTCACCTTGGGTTTCGCCAAAGACGCGGCAAGCCCGTTCCCAGATAAGGCCTACAAGGGCCGCACGCTTGTTTGTGATGCCGTCTAGCCCGAAGCACCAGTATTGTAGCTTACCGACGGGAATGCCGTCAAAGAAGCTCAGGAAGCGGGACACATCACTCTCCATGATTTGCGGGTAGTTTTTGCGGAATGCGAGAACGATATCGCTCGTTGCCCACAGCGCTGTTTCATCGAGGCTGGCCCGGTTATTGGCGCAGTCGGCCAGAGACATGATGACGAACCGGGCGTGATCCTCGCCATACCGTTTGATGATCCTGGCGAGTGTCGCCACAGCCCGAGTTTCCCCAACGGCCGGGACAACATTCGCCGGCACGATGCGAACGCCGAACTCCTCGAATATTGCTTCGGCCCTCGGGTGGTTGGTCATAGATCGTCCCACTCCTTCTTAGCCTTGCGCTCGGCAATGGCTCTGACAGCCGACATAATGGTCGAATGATCACGTCCGCCGAGGAACCTGCCAATCTGGGGATAGCTGAGGTCCGGCCTCTCCCTCCTGATTGCGTCAATGACGGCGAACCTTGCCTTGATGAGATAATCGCTGCGCCTCGGGCCCTTGATCTCCGCCAGCGTGAAGTCTGGGTATCTCTCAAGCACGCGCTTGGCGATCTCGGTCATTGACCTGCGCCGTTCCCGCGACGTAGAGCCGCCGGCGTATGGCATGTATTCGCTCTCCCACGAGACGATGAGAGTGTGGCTTGTGGTGAGCTTCGATACACGCAGCAGCATGTATTTGGATGCCCGGCGAGCCGCCTTCGTCGTGCGGGTAATCTTGGGCATAGGCCAGACGCCGCTCATGTCCTGATAGCTTGTTGTCACCATTTGGTTCATGCTGCCTCGCTTTCCGGCTCTGGGCCGTCGATAAACGCGACACGCGGTAGAGTGACCTTGGCCCCGGTGAATGTGGTTCTTACCACACAGCCAGCCTTGAGAGGCGCTGGCACCGGTTCATCACCCACCTGCTTGACGATCGGTTCTGCGCGTCTGGTATTCCTCTTGCGGTATGGGAATGTTCCGCGGCGCGTGCTGGTCATGTTCTTGACCGCGCTCCATGTCATTCCGAGCTTCTCGGCCATGTCGTACATGGTGTAGCCGTCTCGCCATAGGGATGCAGCAGCGGCTATCTGTTCCTTGGTGTATAGGGAGCGGTGGTGGGTCATGCCCTCACCTCGATAAATTCGACCGGGCCGCCGGCCTTGTCATCATCAAAGACTGCGCATGAGAGCTTTCCCCAGAAGACACATCCGCTATCGACGTTGGTCCTGTTGCCGATTGTCTCGGGGTTAGTGCGCGCCGGCGTGTGACCGTGCACAAGGTGCTTTCCGTGATAGGCGCCAGAATAGTGAGGTGGCACGCGCTTCCACAGCAACACTTCCTGATCCTGCTGATCTAGCGGCAATTCCTCATCCAGACCCGCGTGTACGTATATCCGATGTGGATCGACGTAGATTATGGGCAAGTCTTCGAGCCACATTGCGTGTGCAGGCGAGACAGAACCGCCGTAGGAAATCTCGGTCTCTGTTCCTCCGTTGCCACGCCACCAGCCAAGGTGACGGGAGTCTCTGTAGGCAAGCTGCAGCATTTCCTCGTGGTTTCCGCGAAGAGCTGTCCAGCCCCACCCCTCTTTCGGACCGGCCATCAAACGATCAATGACACCTTTGCTGTCGGGACCGCGATCGATGTAATCCCCGAGGAAAACAACCGTCCCTGTGGCCACATAGCTTTCAATGGCCAGCAGCATTTTATCGAGTTGGCGAAGGCAGCCGTGAACGTCACCGATTGCAAATGTGTAGGTCATGCCATTTCTCTCCTTTCCACGCTGATCTCTTTGCCCTTGCTGAAAATGCGCTCTGCCTGGGCCCGACGAACCTGCTTGATGGAGGCGCCTTCGATCTCGCGAGAGCAGACGAGATGCCCGTTGAAATATGCGAGCACATGACGAAGCGCTGCCTTGGTGGCTGCCAGCTCGTCTGGGAAACCTTCTGGCTTGTCGCCGGCGCCCATGATCGGTTTTGGCTTGGCATCGCGGGCAAATCTAACCATTGCCCACCACTGGCCGCCGCGCTGGACTGCATAACCGGAAAACTCGTTCATGCCGCGATCTCCATGTAAGCCATCACGAATTCTGCTTGGATTTCCGGGACAATTGCGTTCCCGTATCCCTTGGTCGCATCTCGTTCCACAGCAACGGAAACCCCATCGCCAAGCAGTAGATCGCCGTAATCGCCTGCCAAGGCACGCCGGACTCTAGAGAATGTGTCGCCAATGACGGGGAGTGCCTGAGACGCTGAGATAGAAACGCTGTCGATCGGCTGATGTCCTTCCCATCGCGGGCCGCCGGCGTCGGCAACCCAAGATAGCCTCGTTCTTTCATGATCGGCTTCAACGGCACTAGCTGGCATAGATGCCGCCGCGCAGGCGTATGACAGCGCTTCCATGTCCCGGCAAACCTCGTCCCACCATCCCCAGCCAATCGCGCTCTTAACCTGCTCTCCAAAGATAACTGGAGGGCGATGCTCTCGGATGTGGCCTGCCCAAACAGGCCAGAGATGCCGCTCATCGCCTTGGCCTTGCGCTCCGCCATGAGCAACGCTGGCGACCGAGTAAGGCTGGCAGGGACATGAACCTGTCCAAACAGGTCTATCGTCGCTCCATCCGGCAATCCTAAGAGCGAGTGGCCACCCTCCAATTCCTGTGAAGAAGTGGCACTGCGTGTAGCCCTTGAGGTCATCCGGCTGGACATCAACGATGCTCCTTTCGTCAACATCGCCAGGCGCGATGAGGTTCTTTGCTATGAGGTTGCGAAGCCATTGGGCGGCGTATGGGTCGATCTCGTTGTAATAGGCGGCCATCACACCAACCTCCTCGCCATGCGGCTGTCGTCAAATGCCGGTCCAAATCTGGTGCTTGAGCCGTTCCATTGGATGGGGCGGGTCATCAGAACAGCCGCTCCTCTTCTGTCCGCATGCTGACGTAGCGGGTGTATCGGCCCTCGAATTTCAGGCGTTCACGAACTGAGGGATCACCGAAGCGAACCTTGATGGCGCCGATCTCGGCAACCGTCTCGATTGCTTCCTCATCGCCAAACTCTGCGAAGACACGGTTGATTGCGGTCATCTGCTTGTCGTCGCTGCACGTCGCGATCATTTCCCTGCGGTACTTTGCTGGCCGGTAAAGATAGATCATCGTGTCGTAGTCATCGCGGGCGCCCTCACCGCCGTAGAGGTCCCTGCCGATCGGGCGCGGGTTGGTGCGCTTGTTCATTTCTCCGTTACGCTGATTGAGCATGATCACCGCGGACTTCGTTTCATCAGCGAAGGACTTCCATTCGACGTTGATCTCGCTGGCGATCTTGTCAGGCGACAGACGGTAGTCTCTCGGGGGGATTTTCTTGATGTGGTCGATGACGATGAGCGGGGTCTTCCCCCGGCTGCTGTGGCGCTTCACGAACTGCCGCGCGTAGCTGAGCAGCCTGACATTGCTTTCGCGCTGGCAGCGGATGATCTCGATCGGCTGACTGTTCAGCCATGATGCGAACTGGACGCTCATGTCCCGCTCGCTCTCGCTCATGCTGCGCTCTGGGTCTTTCTGCTGCTTGGAATCTATCCCCTTCTCCTGAGCGATCATCTGGGCAACGCACTGTGCCTGTGACTGGTCATAGGAAAGGAACAGGACCGGGTGTCCTTGCTTGAGCGCATAGAGCATGATCTGGATCGTTAGGCTGGTCTTGCCTTCGCCAGAAGATGAGAGGAGCCCGTACAGATTTCCTGCTTCGAACACGCTCTCGTTAAGGACGCGCTTTAGCTCTTTCAGGCCGATGGCCACGCCGACGGCACCATTATTCTGATATGATGCCTTGAACCGGTCCATGTAGGCATCGCCGGGACGCTGGCGTTCCTTTGCCTTTGCGAGCTCAACAGCGTCTACAAGCTTCGAAGAAAGCTTCTCGATCTCATCAATGAAGGTCAGCTCACCCCAGCTATTGAACGCAAGTTCCTCGACTTGGTGAGCGAACGATATCGCGTTTCGGGCTGCGAATGCCTTGATAATGTCTTCGGCAAGGAACGGCGCGTGAACGATAGAGCACGCTTCAGATGCAAGCCGCGCGACATACTCAGTCACGCTCAACCCGCCGACTTTCTCGCCTTTAGGCAGGTAAGGCTCCAATGTTGCTGGCAAGATCGGGCGGTTCTCATTGAGGAGACTTGCCATCCCTTCGAATATCCGCTGATGAAGCGGCTCGAAGAAATGCTCTGGGGCCAAAGGAACGCGGCTCAAAATGGCTGACAGCGCCATGCTATTGATTACTATGGCACCTAGAACCTGCTGCTCAGCGATGAGGTTTTCCGGGATCACTTTGGCAGCGTTCTGGTATCCGCCATGCATGCTCATGTCCTGCGGGAAGTCTTGGTTCATGGCGTTCATAGCTCCAACTCCCCTTGACGAGCATCTTTCCGGTCGAGCATCCGCAAGACCGTTTCGCCTTCGTGTTTCTTGTCCCAGATGAACCAACCGTTGAGCATCGGCGGCGCGCCCTGCCCCGTGAAATCGATCTTCCAGCGCATCAGATAGACGCGAGCTGGCGGATATTTCGCCCAGAAAGGCGCTAGTCCGCCTGCGCCGGGGAATCCCCAATTCATGAGCAGACCCATGTACTCGACGCCCAATGTCTCCAGAGCGTGATACAGCCAGCGAGCCTTTCCATTACCCCATCCACACTCAGCGAACGGTGGGTTTTCGAGAATGGCCGGTGCTGGAGCTTCCTTGAAATCGTAGAAGTCCTTGATCTCTGCCCCGCAGCCACGGTCGATCAGATCGCTGTCATAGGTCCCGATCCCATGTGCTCGGAGTTCGCTGCCTATAACGCCTGTTCCGCAGGCAGGGCCCCAAATGATTGGGAAATCCTTTAGGCGTTCCATTTCGGCATGGATGACTGCGCGGATGGGATCGATTGGCGTCGGGTAGAATTCATTCTCTTCACGCTCCAGCGCATCGATCTTCGAGTAGGTGCCATCGAGAAGCTTGACCGGAACTGGCTTGCTCTTCTTGCCGGTGGCGCGGAATAAGCCGCGTGCTGATGGCGCATTCATGCTGCGCCTCCCGGAACAATGCGATTGCTTTCCAGTTGAATCCCACCGGGAGGTATCGCGTTATGGACCCGAAACGATGGAACAAGCCGGTGACATTCCAGACCGGCAAGATTGGCCAGTACCGAACGATAGACAGCACCAGCGAAGCCGCGCTGACGCTGATGAACCAGTGGCCGACGGATAGCGGCAAGAAGCTGACCAGCGCGAAGAAGATTTGCCTTGCGGTGCTGGAAGGGCGCGAGGAGCCGGTTAAGGCTCGCAATGCCTTCCTTAAGGCTGCAGAAGAGGCGCATGTGTTTGTTCGGGATAAGTGAGGTCATGCCGGCGCTCCCGCGAATAGATCGCCAGACGCCTGAGCTTTCTTTCTCGCCAGCGCCTTTGCCGCGCCGGTACGAAGGGCCACAAAGCGATTGCGCATCCATGTGATGTCGAGGACGTTGCACCAGTGCCAGCAAGCAGAGATGCAGACGGCTTCTGCCGCGTCCTTCTTGTCTTTCTTGGTGTTTGGAAGTTCAATGTTCTCCTGTTCGCAAGACCGGATAGCGACGTCTTTCCAGTCTTCGTTCGGTCCGGGCTTTACGCCCTTCCCGTGATACTTCGAATGCCAGGAGCGAGAGGGGATCGTGCCGCACGGCACCTTCATGTTCATGCATACGCCGATAGCGGCACCAGATATTCCGGTGAGCTGCAATGCGTTCGGGTTGATCGTGCTGCTTTCCTCGATCGCACCGGTGACCGGGTTTTTCTTCTTCCGGCTGAACTGAGTGACGCGGTGCTCGGGCTCTTCGATGACAACGAAATCTGGCTTGTGCTCCAGAATAAGCCGATAGACCATATTGCTGGTAAGAGCGTACTTAGTCTCCCAAGAGACATCATCGCCGTTATCGTTCGTGCCGACGTTGAACACGCCGCACTTAATTGCCGCCGGTGATCGCCAGCTATAGCGAACTGCCCAGCCGCTATTCGTCGCGAGATCCAGTGCAAGGATGATAATGCAGCCGCAGGACCGGACATTTGGAAGGTCTTCTTCGCAAAAGAATGCGGTTCGGCCACAGGAGCATTCGCAGCTCCACTGCATGCCGTCGAAGTCCATAAGCTTGAGGCGACCATTTATTTTCCCAGGCGCATAGGTGCTCATGGCGTCACCTCGACCGGGATAAGCCGCCACTGCGCCAAGTTGCCAGCGCCACCGCGGGAGTTGGTGATGGTCCATCCGAACGGCTCGATCTGCCGGCGCAACTGGCTGACGATTGCCGCTATGACGTGATCAGCGGTGTCTGGTCCGCCATCGGCGCGCCCGCCATAAATCCGGTCAATGATGCGGTCCCGATAGACGGCCTTACCCGGCTTTTCTGCGAGCATCGCCATGATGATGCGGCGCGACGGCTGGGTGATGTTTTCGACAACCTGTTCCAGTGGAGCGGCTGTTCCAATATGGCCGCCGCACGACGGGCAACAAAACTGACTGGTCTGAGGTATGTGGTTCATTGCCATCCTCGTGGAAGAAAGAACCCGGTGCGATTTCCGTTCGATCAGTTCTCGCACCGGGTTAGTTAGGCCAGCGCTTGGGAGGAGCTTTGCTGGCCGGGGAACTCAGTCGTCTTGCTTGAGGGTGAAAGGGTCGTCGCCATCGATGTTCGCCGGCGGCTCCTCCTTGCTTTTGTTGGCGTTGCGCTTTTCCATCGCCGCCTGCAGGTTTTCGAGCATGACCTTCTGTGCGTCGTCATACCCGCGCAGCCATTCGCGATCCTCGTCGCTGCCACCGTTCTGTTTGGACACCCGGTCCAGCGCGGCAAGGCCAGCCTGGAATCCTTCGGCGTAAATCATCTCGAGCTTGCCGACGCGGTCTGTCAGCAGATCGCCCTGCCTGTCATCGGGGATCAGACCTGAATTGATCATGATCCGCTTCCGGCGGGCGAACTCGTCAATCTTCTTCTGCTTGTCGGTCGTGAAGGTCAGTTCGATGAAATCCTTCAGGTCCTTTTCGGAGACGCCATCGTTCTTGGCGTCCGCCTTGTATTTCTGCTCCTTGGACTTCAGCTCCTGCTGCTCGTGATAGAGCTTCACGCGCTGCCGGGTGTGGTGGCCCCATAGGGCTTGGCTTTCCGCCTCTGTAAGCTTGCTGTTATGCCCTACGGTCATTCGCCCTTCCCTTTCCTATCCTCGTTTCGTTGCTTCCTTCGCTCTGCGCACTTCCTCAGCCAGAGCCGAAATTCTTCCATCAATGTCCGCAAAAGGATCACTGCCGAACCTCCCTTTCTCGACCTCCAGATCGTGCTGAAGGCGTTTAATTCGTCGTTCGCAGAGATTGAGGTAGCCAGCCCGAAGGCGCCCGAAAACCGTCAATGTCGGCATGGTTTCGCCGTTGATCAGGCGACGGAGAGCGCGGGGCTTCATGCCCACTTCGCGAGCTACACGCTCGAGCGCATTCATCTGATCGCCGTTACCGCGGGTCTCAATCTCAAGCATCTTGCGCCCGTACTCGCGCGCGATATCTGGAGAAAACATTTCAAGGGTACTCATCGACATTTCCCTGTTTTCGATTTTCCTAATTGTCTCGTGGTGGTTCGAAGTTTGTCTGATCACGGTTGCCGTCCTCGATAGGTTGAACCCATCAGAGAGAGGCGGACACGAAAGGAGCTACCCGCCGATTGGCGAAAGCCAGTAATTTGCATCAGGCGTCCCATCGGTCCGTTCGGCCTGCCAGCCTTTGACCTTGAGCACCTGATTGATCTTGATGAACTGATTGCAGAGAGAGGCGAACGAGATGACCCGATTAGTCTGCCAACTAGGGTCAACTCTCCTCATCAACTGCTTTGCGGAAAGACTGCCGGGATAGACAACGCAAAGGGCATCAAGAGCCTCTGATGCGCGATCATCCTTCACCTTGGAAATTAGATGGTAAGGCGGTGGCGCCAGTTTCTTCACTGCCATCACTTACGCCCCGAGAATGCCAGGTGCGCCAGGACCGCCGACACGATGAATGCCGAGAAGAATACCGATGCGTAGATGAGGAGTTGCTGCTGATCAGGGTGCATAGAGGCGATCATCGCTTGCTCTCCTGAGCCCGTGGATTTTCACGAGGGCCAAAATCGATAGGTAGAAGGCAAGCTGATCCTTTGTCGGCCAGACTATCTTCCCCTCGAAAATGAAGTTGATTGCCGAGACGATCAGGACAGCAGCGAGAAGATCGAATGCGACAGAGAGTAACGCCTTCATGCCTTCCTCCATCCGAAAGGCTGCTTGCCGTTCTCGACCAGAACCGCGTCGATACGCTCCATGAGCTCGTCGCGGCTAATGCGCTTGGCGACACCCCGGAAATCAGCTTCATGCATCGAGTAGAAACGCCGGCCGTGATAGGTCAGCTTGAAGCCGTAGCCAGCCATCAGGTTTTGCAGATACCCCCAATCACTGGAGAAGCCGCGATCAAACCGGCGCGGCTCGCCGTGCTTGGCAATCCAATCTGCCTGCATCGCGTCTATCGCGCTGCGGTCGTGGATGTATCGGTTGGGGGCTTGGAGTGATGTGTCCATCATGCGCCGCCTCCAACATCTTCGAGAATCAAATGATCGGACGGCGACGGCTCAACGCCAGCGGCGTTCGCCAGTCGGTCTTTGACCTTCACTGCAGCGATTTCGCCGCCGTCCGTACCCTGCTGGCGCTGGGGTTCTTGAAACTTGTATTCCGGCCACGGCGCCCAAGCGATCGGATCGACGCCGGGATTGAAGCCAGACCAGCGATTGCCTTCCAGAAGGCCGCCAGACTGCGTGTAGCGCGGTGGGATCCAGTAGGACTGGTAGACATCGCCATGCATATCGACAGCCAGGATATATTCCTTGCGGTACTGCTCAGACTGCACCGGGCCATCTTTCCCCTTGCGGGTGTAAGGCACCATCTTGCCGCGCGGTGCGGCGGATATGTCGTGGTTCCAGTTCATGCTGCGCTCCCTGCCCCGAACATTGCGTCAAAGCGATCAGCCGTAAGCGGCCTAGGAACGTCATGAGGCCAATCCGCACCTTCCGGCCAGTTAGCGTCGAACCACAGGATGGCTGCGTTGTAGCGTCCGACTGTGATGTCCGACCCGGCACGAATAGCGCCGAGCTTTTTGCTGTCTTGGAAGACACGGCTGCTCACAGTCTTTTCTTCGACCTGAGAGGCGCTGCCGTAAGCTTCAGCTACTTTGATGAGGTGTTCGATGTTCAGCATGCGAGCATCATCGGTAATTTAACCGCTCATGTCAACGGTTTTTTTACCGCTCGCTTAAATCCGTCCTATCGGTAATTTAACCGAATGCTTGATTTGCTCGATGTGCTGCGAATGATTGATGAACATGAGGCTGCGACTGGCGAGAAGCCTGCGCAACTATCTCGCCGCGCCACCGGAAGCCCTGACACGATCAGGAACTGGAAGAGAGCTGTTGCGGCTGGGAAAACTCCCGGCGCCTCGACCCGAACTCTTCAGGCTATAGCAGAAGCGATCGGTAGCGCGGTGAGTATCGGCGGCGCACGACATGGTACAAGACTGGTGTCTTCTTTCGATCCCGACGCGGAAGATAATTTTGATGATGCAGATTCCGCCAGCTACAGCAGAGAGCATTGGGTGCCGGCCGTAGATGGCGCACTTCCCGAGGTGGACACAAAGCTTGGTGCTGGATCCGGCGTTGTGGGCCAAACGATAAATTTGCCGGTTGGCGGCGGCTCAGTGAGTGGTCACCCGGTCATCGCTGAATGGCTGATCCCCCTTCAGTATCTCCGAAACGAGGCAAAGGCCTCTCCAAATCATACGTTGGTGATGGAGGTTATCGGGGACTCCATGCAGCCTAGTTATATGCCAGGCGATCGAGTGCTCGTGGATTTGTCGCAAAACACCATGTCAACAGACACGGTTTACGCAATCAGCGACGGTCAAAGCGAGCCGCAGATCAAGCGGCTTCAGCGCGTGCCTTTCAGCGATCCGGTAGAGGTCCGTATCATCTCTGACAATCCGAACCTTGAGCGCTTTACGGTCGAGCTTGAGCGCTTGACCATCATCGGCCGTATTGTGGGCCACATAGCGCGAAAATAATCAGGAGAGCCGGCGCTTGGTATTCGAGACGTCAAACCTTCGGCAAACCTGCATGATGTCATCCAGAACCCAGCGTTCTGGCATCTTTCTCATCTCACCGGGGCTTGCTTCATCGCCGGCCACGCCAGCAATCGGAATGATCTGGAAGTCGTCACTCTCGAACGGAGATTCCTTGTGAAGCAGGAACTCATATGCCGGAAAGCTTTCATTGAGGTGAGCCGTGAACAGCTCCTTGTTCTGGGCAACGCCTTCCATGCGATCATCAGGCGGCACTACGATGAACTGGTTTACCGCTTTCTGAGCCATCTTCTTTCTCCCGTTTGTTCTCATTTCGTTCACGGTAAGAAAGCAGGTTCTAATTCAAGAGTCGAGTCGTTTTTGATTCGGCGTGGAGCGCGGGCATGAAGAACCCGCAGCCTCCCCGGGAACGCGCCGCCCGCGCTCTGTGCCGGCTCAGTGACGTGCCAGAGAACACAAAGTTCGATGGACGGCCAATGTGGGAGAGCTTCTTGCCGGAGGTAGATGCGGTACTTGAGGCAGCGCTTGGCGCAGAGGAGATTGAGCGGATGAAAAAGGACGAGGTGAACAAGCAGTGAGTAACCATCCATACCCTTGGCTAACGCCCCAGGTTTTCTATGAGTTTGCGATGGATACCGGGCTGACTTACGTTTGCATGAAGTGCAACACTCTCCCAAAAATGCCGTATGTTGACGTTGGAGACGAAGGTTTTATTCCGCGGTCGAGTTCGTACACCTCCACTTCTGAGGGCTTGGTGAACATGAGCCAGAGCCGCCACATTCCATGCGTTCGTGTACTGTGCACTCACTGCGGACATATCGACCTCTATTCCATGTTCTCGATAGATCAGTGGTGGCAGAGAAGAGCGAGGATGCAACAGCCCCAATTAGGTGGCTTATTTGGGCTAGGGGGGCCACAGAATGGCGGCTGAGATCCACAATCTACATGGGGATGCCGGTCAGATATCTCCGCCCTTGCAACAAGGGGGTGGCGGTGGCACATTTGATAACATGGATATTGTCGACGCAAAGATAGCTGCTGCTGAAGCAAGGACAGACGCCAAGTTCGCTGAGATGATGGGCGAACTCAAAGCAATGCGCACTGATCTTTCGCATATGCCGAGTACAATCACTATGATCGGCACCATGGGAGCTTTTACAGGCGTGATGATTACCGTTGTGTTGGCTCTTTTCGCTTTGAGCGGACAAATGTTTGGTATCGGAATGGACGCTCAGCAGGTCTCCGAAAGAGCTGTGCAAACCGCTTCTGATCGTCTCCAGCCTAAGATCGACAATTTGGCCGAGAGCAATCGGGATATGAATGCAAAAATGGATGCGATCATTCGCGGACTGAACGATCGGATGATGGGAAGCGGAGAGACGCCGGCCCCTTACAAGCCGTGACAGCCCAATAATTGAGACCCGCTCCGGCGGGTTTCTTTTTGCTCCGGAAATGGAAGAGATTTCCCTCTCTCCACCCTTCCTATTACTCCCCTCAGAGCAAGAACCTTATAAACAAATAACCCTTTAGAAATTCAGCTTTATAGATTGGACCCGCAGATTTGCGACCCAATTGACCCGCAGATTTGCGACCCAATGGATTATTCGAACGGCAGCCGGATGTAATAGACGTTCGACTTCCGGTGTTCCCTAACCACGATCAGGACGCCCTCACCTTCAAGCTCAGCGACAGCCCGCAAAACCTTGTCCTCGGACATGGAGAGCCGTTTCGCGATTTCCTTGACCCCGTACCAGCAAGACTGGTCGTCGCCGTTCATGCGCTTCGCCAGCCAGTAGCCGACGCGGAAGGCGCGATCCGATAGCGCGTCCATCTCACAGATGAAATCGAGCCACTTTCGCCGCTTGTCATAGAAGGCTGCGGCCGATTGGCCATCGTCGTTTGTTTTCAGCATGCGGTATCTTTAATCGGTTTTTTTACCGCCGTCTATTGCGCATCGGTTTTTTTACCGCTATAACTCTCTCCATCAGCAGCGACGAAGAAGCCCCCGCCGATCTCGCTGCCACCACAAGAACCGGAGATGACGACGATGAACATCGAAAAAGTCAAATTGCTTCAGCGCAAGGCGAAAGAGGCCGCGAACTTCGCTCTTCTGTGCTTGGAGATGTTGGACCGGTCTATGCCTTGGGAAGAGCATAAGGAACGTGTCGAAGACGCCCGCGAATACCAGCGTCAAGCGCACTTCCTGGCCGCCTGTGCTCGTCAGGAAATGGGGCTGGCCTAATGTTCACAGCCGACGACGCTCGCAAAGGCAATGAAGACGAGCTTGATGACCGGATCGCGTATGCCGTCCGCAATAACAAACAAGGCAACGGCGCGTATTTGCGCATCTACCACGATGACAGCTTCCGCCACTCGATTGTTTCTGAGCTTGAGCGGCGCGGGTTCAAGAATGTCGATGCTCCAAGTTTCTGCATCAAAACCGACGTCTATTTCGAATGGGACTGATCGCATTCGGCATCCGTCTCTAGGCGGATCTCCAATTCGATCTCAACCACTGAGGATGAGCAAATGGCACATTCAATCGAGGATCACCTGAATGCCTTGAAAGCCGCAGCAGATCGAGCATCCGGCACGATGAGGCAGCAGGCATCGGCAGAGACGAACCGTGAAGCGTATCGCGCTCTCATGGTGGACTGCTTCGCCAGCTTCGAGGCTCTTGCTTATGAGCTTGGCGGTGACGGCGCTTACATCAGCGACGAGTATATCGACGTCACGGGCAAGAACGGCTGCGTCGATAGCGTGTTCCTTGACTTGGTCGAGGCCGAGAACGGGAAACCGGCTCCGGTCGTCTACAGCGCCCGTCGTCCTTCCGCTTCGACGCTCTCTCATGCCGTTCAGGGCCTTCGTGTTCAGGGAGCATCGCTGTGAGCTACGCAAGCGAGCAAGCCGTTCTGAACGGTCAGTGGAACGCAGCAGAGGCAGCTTTTCAGGCTGAAATTAAGCGCCAGCTGCCGCACGTCCTTATGCGTCCGGCGCTCATTCAGGACGGCAATGCGTGGCTGGCGATCTACGGAGATTTGCCTACTGGCGTCGTCGGTACGGGATCAACCCCTGCGGGGGCAATGGCTGATTTTGATGCGGCTTGGACGCGTCCTGCAAAGTCCTCGACCGGCCCCCAACTTATCGAATTGGGCCAGCAGATACGTGATGTTCTTGGTTTTGCGGAATGGGCATCTCCAGAACACGCCGAAGACATCCTGAAATCGCTGATCGACCAATTCCACCGGCCTCTGTCGGTAGCTGTCGATGCCTCCAAAGCCACCGAATAGCCCCGCAATCCAAGGCTTCAAACAAGGAATGGGAAGAATGAGCAACAGCAAGGCAAGCTTGGAAGGCAAAGGGCCGCGACCATCAAATCCGTATGTTCGTATCCTTTGGGCAATGCAGCGCGGCGTTGGCATTACGCTTTCAGCTAAAGAATGCCACGACATGGGTTACGACGACGCCATCGAAACGGTTGCTTATAACGCTGTCGACGCCTCCCTCTCCACCCCTCACACCCCAACGGGAGAGTAAGATGAGCGAAGAGCAAAGAGCATTCGAATCTTGGGCGGAGGGAAAACGTCACGATATGAGCTGCCACCCACTGCATTACCTGTTTCTGAATGCAGAAACGAATGCGGCTCGGGAAGGATGGAACGCGGCGTTACGTTACCTTAACGGACAACTTTCTAGCCCTGTCGCGTACCGCTGCAAAGACTTTGCTGACGGTTGGATTCTCTATCACGACGGCAAGGAAGCCAAGCGATATCAAGAGCAAACTGGCTGCCTTATGCAGTCGCTTTGCGTGTCTCTCCACAGCGATGATGATACTCAGGCGTTCCCTCCAGAGCCTGAAGAATTATGCCGAGATGCATCCAAGGCAATCGTCGCTGACCTTAATGGGCGTCTCTCCAAGTTCGTTATTGAGAGCGGAATGATGGGGCTTCAAGACACGATACGAAGCGCAGTCAGCAGGATTGAGAATCTAACATCGTCCTATCTAGAGGCTTGCGCAGAGAATGACCGTCTCCGCGCATCTCAATCTCACACGCACCCCACCAACTAAACCCACCAGCGGGCTGTGTAACGAGTACCCGCGCATTAAAGGGCAGGAACAATGAAAATCAGCGAAACGCTTATCAAACGTGCCTGCGACGTCATCTCTCAAGAAGAGGTTGATGGTCGCGGCGTCTGCCCTGACCCGTCTAGGTTTAAGGGGTACGTCGAAACCGCTGCAAGAGTTTTCGAAGCCGCCGCATCAGCAGGTAGCAAAATCGATGATGGCGGATTGGCCTTTCCGGGTGCCATAGCCGAGCAGGTTGGGAACCTTTCCGATTACGGGCCAACCGACGACGACGCACCGACTTTTGCCGAAGTTCATCACCCCGGCATGAGCCTTCGTGACTGGTTCGCCGGTCAGGCACTGGCAAACCCGTACACGGCACACGAGAACTCCCCTGATAAAATAGGCGAATGGGCATATCAGGTCGCCGACGCCATGATCGCCGCCCGAAAGGCTGGTGCGTGATGCCCCCTTTCTCCACCACCAACACACAAGAATCGGATGACCCGACCGAGATCATCATCCGGCTCCGCAATTGCGAAAAGCAGATCGACCAGTCGACCAGAGAGTTTCGCAGAGACGTGAACCGCCTCATCACAGGGCTTCTAACCCTCGGGATCATTTCAGCCTCGTTTCTGCACTTCGGCATGCCCGCAGATCGGAAGATGGCGAAGGCAAATCAGGAGATCGATGTCGCATGGAAAAGATAATCGACAAAGACCAGTTTGAGCACATCACCAGCCCGATTGATGCGATACTCAAGCGCGTCAAGCCGGTGAAGGGCGAAGTGCAGTATGACGGCGGCGTTATCTATCAGCCTGGTGCATACCGGAATGTTCCGATCGAGCGTTATCACCACGACCGCGATCTGTTCGACGGCCCAGCTGTTTCGAAGTCGATCATCAAGGAAATTCTGCCGGTCCACGGCGGCAGCCCGAAGCAGTTCTGGGGCCGGTGGAACTGGAACAAAGACCGAATTGACCCGAAAGACCCGACTGAGGCGCTGATCTTTGGCAAGGCCGCGCACTGCCTGCTTCTGGGCGATGAGGTGTTTGAAGAGAATTTTATCGTTCGCCCGGCGACCTATCCAGACAAGGACGGGAAGGAAAAGCCATGGAACGGCAATGCCACATGGTGCAAGCAATATCTCGATCTGCAAAAGAAGGAAGGGCTGATGGTCCTGACCGACAAGCAGATGGAAACTATCAAGCGCATCCGCGCCGACGCCTCCACCTACCCGCTTGTGCAGCAGGGCATCCTCAATGGCCGCGTAGAGCGCACACTGGCTGCGAAAGACCCGGAGACGGGTATATGGCTCAAGGTTCGCCCAGACGCGATGCCTAACGCCGATGGCGTCTTTGCCGACCTGAAAACGATCGGCAGTCTGGATGAAGACTTCATGCAGCGCCAGATATTCGACGCGGGCTATTACCTGCAGGCGGCAATGACGCGCATGGTCTGCCGGCTCCTGAAAATCCCGTTCGAAACCTTCGTGCTCGTCTATGTCCTGAACGACGACATTCCAGACACCGCCCACGTCGAAATGAACGATCAGTCGATCCTTCTCCCCGGCGGCGAGGAAATACCGAGCGAGCTTGACCACGGCGAGGCGATGATCCGCTGGGCGCTGCGCACGATCCGCAAATGCCTTGATGACGGTCATTGGCCCGGTCGTGAGCCGTTCCAAGGCGGCGAGCGCAAGATCACGATGCTCCCTTACCACAAGAGCAAAATCACCAGATTCCTGAACGGCATCGAGGGCGACGTTCCTCCTCCGTCAGATGAGCAGGAGGCCGCGTAATGTTGGTTCGTCTTGTCATCATACTCATCGCGCCTCCGGTCCTGATCTGGACCTTCGTAGCCGAGTTCTGGGGCGACGTGAAAAAAGCGCCTTGGTACGCGTGGAACGCCTGCAGCCAAGAACTTGACGGCATTCGCCGCGCATGGCGCGCAAAATCTATCCGAGAAGAGGACTGGAAATGAACCAGCTTGCAACCAACACAGAACGTTTGCCGATGGATCAGGTCGGCATGTCCACCGGATCGAATGGCGCCAAGATCGCTCCCCAGAACCTGGGTGAAGTCGTGAAGTTTGCGGAGGTCATGTGCCGTGCCGATATCGCCTTGCCGAAGCATCTGCGCGGCAATGCCGGGGCTTGCATGGCCGTTTCGCTTCAAGCTCTTGACTGGCAAATGAACCCGTTTGCAGTGGCTTCGAAGTCCTATTCAGTCAACGGCACGATCGCTTACGAAGCCCAGCTCATCATCGCTGTGATCAATACCCGCTCCGGGATCGAAGGCCGTCTCGAATACTCATTCGAAGGCGAAGGTGGCGATAGGGTCTGCATCGCATCCGGCAAGCTTGACGGCAAAGTATTGGAAGTCCGCTCGCCAAAGTTCAAGGACATTACTCCGAAGAACTCCCCTCTCTGGAAATCCGACCCGGATCAGCAGCACTGCTATTATACAGGCCGCTCGTGGGGCCGACGCCATACACCTGAAGTCATCCTTGGCGTCTATGACCGTGACGAAGTGGAAGAGTTCCGAGGCCCTGACAACGCCCGCGACGTGACGCCGAAAGCATCGCTATCCGCACGTCTCGCACAGTCAAACAGCGCCACACAGCAAGCCAATGACGAGCGCGAAGGGTTCACCGCATCACCTGCCGCTGATGAGCGCTCTGACGCTCTCACGGGCGAGATACTGCCCAACACCAATTCCGACGATGAAACCCCTGCCTCGTCGTCGGATAACGCTGGCAATACGCCAGTAGATGAGGCCGGAGCGGAATCCCCCTCCGACGCTCCGGCCTCTACCGATCCAGAGCGCGATATCCTGATCCGGTTTGCCGCTGAAATGCTGCCGATGGCAGCAACGGCAAAGACCGAGGTCTGGAAGGACGTCGAGAAGGGCTGGTCCGAGGGCGAGATGAAAACTCTGTCCGAAGCCGGAAAGGCCAAGGCGAAGTCCATCAGCCAGTCGATCCGGGCGATTGCGCTCGGTAATGTCAGCTTGGAGTCGGCCGCCGAGTTCCACGCCGAGGTTCTGGACTGGAAGGCTTCTGATCTGGGAGGCGTCGATGGCTGACCTGACGAAGTACGCAGATCTCATTGAGCGGCTTGAAAAGGTAACGGGGCCAGATCGTGGAATTGATCGCGATATAGCAGAGCATATCGTTGGGACGAAATATCGTTCGACGCAGCGAGGGCGCGAATGGCTTGAAGACAGCCATGGCGGCGTGGAGACATGGACGCGCTATCCCGTGCCGTATACCGCTTCCATAGACGCAGCCATCGCTCTCATCGAGAAGATTCTACCCGGTTCGGAGCTTGAGATAACTAATCTCTATGGGGTCGCACGCGTCACGCTCCACGATGTGGAAAACTCTTTCCACGGCTCGGACCCTTGCAACAGGATCAATACAGCTTTGCTGATCGCACTTTTCCGCACCCTTGAGGCGAAGGCAGGTGCAGCATGAACCGCTTAATCCGCCGCGCCATCCACCACTGGCTCGCTTGGAAGTCGAGACAGAAGCTTGCTCGGGAATACAACTGGCAAACCGAGATCGACGCCGAGATCCGACAGGCAAAGCAATCCCGCAGCAAGACTGGACGTGTCCGCGATCTGGAACGCCGCAAGCGGGACATGATGACACGCGCGCTGGGAGGGCAGAGGTGATGATCACTGCTATTTCAGTCGCCCTGTATGCCGTTTCTCTCTGCTTCGCTGCGATGTTTGGCACGATGGCCGAAATGGATAAGCGCGGCCAAGTCAGCAAGTTTCACGGCAGGTTTGTCGCCAGCTTAACGGCAATCTTTTTCGTGATGGCTGTTGCCTTGCAGGTGGCGTCATGAGCCGTACCGAGTTCACCCGCAAGACCAAGCAGGAAGCATTGCAGCGTTCCGGCATTCGCTGTGAGGCCGCAGGAACCCGCTACGGCTTCGAGGAAGGCCAGCGTTGCAATTGCAGCCTATCCCTCGGCGTCCAGTACGATCACGCTGTGCCGGATGCTCTGGGCGGAGATAACAGCCTGGAAAACTGCCTTGCGATTTGCGTCCAGTGTCACAAGTTTAAAACCCGCAACGACGTGAAGCAGATCGCGAAGTCGAACCGACAGCGCGACAAGGCGTCTGGTGTCATCCGGCCGGCGGCCAAGATCAAATCGCCCGGCTTCCCCAAATCCGAAAAGCCCAAGAAGGCCGTCGTCTACCGGCCCGTCACGTTCTATCGCGAGGATACGCCATGACCACCAGATATTGCCGGCGATGCGACTGACAAACGGATCACTCGAAAATCCGCGTCAATGTGCTGGGCGAAACCGGGGAAGGCATCATCTCTAGGGTTTTCTGGGGCGTTATGAGCTTAGGCGCCAACGAGGCGCTAGCTGATCGATACCTCGAATGCAACGAATGTGGCGCGAGGAGAAAGCCATGACCGCATTGGAAGAGATCAAGAAGGCGATTGAAGAAATAGGTCCGCTGAAGGTGGAGTTTACACCGGACGGCGACGAGTACAATTCGATCATCGCGCCAGTCAACGACGATTACGACGGTACGTTCTTCACCGTCATTGGATGCGGCGACAAGCAGGACAAGCTTGGCGGCTATATGGCCTTGGCCGTCAACAAGCTGCCGGAACTCCTTTCCACCCTCGAAAGCTTGCAGCGCGAGAACGAGGAACTGAGGCAGGACCGGGACCGCACGGCACGCAACCGCGACATGTACCGGGGCCAAGTCGAACGACAGTCAGCCCAGATCACAATGTTTAGGGAAGAGGAAACTCGCCTGCGCGAAACACTCTTCAAATGCGGCAGCTTCATCGCTGATCGATACCAAGAAGGCGATACTGAGTATCAGGTCGTTCTTCTCGTCAACGATGCGATTTGCAGGACTCCCGCCCTCGCCAGCACAGGAGGCGAACACCATGCAGAGTGAAGAACCGGTCATCATCCAGAGTTTAGAAGATCATTTGGCGGAATATGGGCACACGACTGTTGGCCAAGATATTGCCGCCGCGATTTTGGTTATACGCGACCTGCACCAGAAAGCCGCCCTGTCCGCTGCGGAGCCTCCTGTTGCATATCGCCACACGCTTCATATGGAACTCGGGCAGACAGATGTTGAGGTTAACACCAGCGCAAAACATCCTTTTGGGCGTCCCGGTGCAGATTATTCGCCGGAGTACCGGATCACTACCGAACCGCTCTACGCCGCCCTCTCCGCACAGGTGCAGGACATGGCGTCTGGTGTAATGGCCTCAATAGCGGAAGAGCGGAAAAGGCAGATCGCGAAGGGCTATGACGCTTCCCATGACGATGCACACAACACCTATGAGATTATTGATTCATCGTGGGGAGCAGCGGCACGCATCAGCGTCGCCAGAAGTTTCCGCGATCAGCATAACATATCCGGTTATAAAGCCGCGTTGATCCAAGCCGCTGCTCAAATCGTCGCGGAGATTGAACGCCTAGACCGCGCCGCAGCGCCCGCAAAGCAGGAGGGCTGAGACGTGACACGAAGCTGGAAAAGCCAGGTTGCCGACGAGGTTAGAGCCACATCCATGATGAAACCGAAGTGGCCAGACGATGCCATGGCGCATATTGCATCGCTGCAAGAGGATAACGACCGCCTCCGCCAACTCCTATCCGAAGCAGAGAAACGCGAGACGGAGGCAAGGGACCGCGAGGCTGAACTTGTCGGGATGATCGCGGCGGCCGATGAAAGCCGTCGGCTTCAAATTAGACGTGCAGATGCGGCGAGGAACGCGGCGTTGGACGATGCGGCGAATATCGTCGCCGCCGTATCTCACGAATGGCTGCACAACAGCATGAGGCGCTACAGGTTTGAGAGCGTTGCCGCCTCTATTCGATCCATGAAATCGGAGGATAGCTGATGGATTGCGATACCTGCCGAGAGCTTCTTGCCGAAGGATTGGACCTGTGCGTCCGCGCCCGACAGATGGACGCTATGGACCGCAGAGAGGCTGCGCTGAAAGCCTCCAAGGTTCCCGAAGAGTGGCTGGAGAGCGGAAAATTCGATGAATATGTGGAGCGCCACAACATCGACCGACCGCATGCTCCCATCGCCACGAGAAGCGGAACCGTTCGCCTTTGGGTCGAGGAGCAATATCAAACTGACCTTGCCGAATGGGAAAAGAAATCGCGCCACCATCTCATGCAGGGATGCCGAGCGGCGCTTGAAAGGAGCGAGGGATCGCCCAGACCTGTGGATATGGAGGACGAAAATGTCTGAAGACTTCCGTAGAGCAGCACTTGAACAGATGATTGCCCACGACCAAGCGCTTGAGACGTTCCCGTTTCTGAGCGCCCAAATCTTGAACAGATGGAGACGCGACGGCAAAGTCCGCTTCTTCAAAGGAAAAGAGGGCAAGATCATCTATCCTCGTGAGGATCTGAATGACGCGCTCAATAAGGAATTGTCATGCGGAGAGACAGAGGACCTAAGGGCCTGTGGGAATACAAGGACCAGTGGATCGGCACCGAGCCCGGAAGAAACGGCTTCTACCGATACTGGTACGATGACGGAAGCAGACGCGTTAAGAGAAAAGCTTTGGCTGCGCTCGATCTCGAGTCCGCAAAAGAAGAACTCATTGCCCTCCTCGGCGCCCCGCTCCCGTCGAGCCGAGACCCAAGAGAGGTCTTCCTCTTCGATGTCCTGAAGCACTATCAGGACAACTACGCAGAGCCAAAAGGATATAAACAGATGGCGGCGGTCAGGCGGGCTTCAGCGCTCGTCTACGCCGCCTTCCGTTCGTTTATGGGCCCGCCCAAGGTAGCTGACCTCACACGCCTTAACCAGCGCCGAATATGGGCTCACATGGCCTCGGATGGAGGCTTGAGCGCGAAATCCATCATGACCTACATGATATCGGTTCGCGCCGCCGTGAACTATGCCGCCGTCCCGCAACTGATCAATATTGCCGGCGAAGAGGTCGAGATGCAAATGCTCGAAGCGCCAATCGCCATATTTTGCAATCAGGAGGAAATTGCGGAGCATATTGGCGGTGAGGTGTCCAAGCCTCGCGAATACATCCCGACATACCCCGATCTTGGTAAATGGATTGACGCGATCGAGGAGGAGGACGACTTCCGATTCGTGATGATCATGCTCAACACCTGCGCGCGAAACGAAGCCATCTTTGATCTCGATATCTCCAAGCAGGCCAATTTCGAGTTTGGCACACTGGATTTGAACCCGGTCGGGAGGCGCCAGACGAAGAAGCGCCGGCCGGTCATACGGATGACGACAAACCTGCAGGCGTGGTTTCAGCATTGGGGAGATGATAAGCCGATCCGGCAATACCAGGACACGGTAGAAAAGCGCCTGAACAAGTTGGGTAAGCCGGAGATTGGTGAGGACGGCGAAGTCGTGAGCGTCGGGCTGGGGATGCCAGAGATGACTTGCTACACGCTGCGGCACTTCATGGCGACGAACATGCGCCGTGCGTCATTCCCTGTCTCCAAGGAGCAGCGGTCCAAATGGCTGGGGCATTCTGTTGGGGAAGGTTCAAAGACAACCGACTGGTACGAAAAATTCGACCCGGATTATCTTGAGGAGCCGATGCGGGCGACAGAGGAAATCATCGCCAAGCTCCAGAAGCACACGAAGCGAAAACTGTTCGCTCCGAAGACAAAAGCTTCTGGGAAAGTGCGGGTGATAGATGGCGGAAAGGCTTGA